AAACTTGACCTTGCCGCAAACTTGACCTTGCCGCAAACTTGACCTTGCCGCAAACGTACACTTTGGGCAAGCTCATACGGCAAGGTGGTGGGTGGTCCCACTGGGGGGTCTCGGGTGAATACTGCGAGAGAGAGAGGCTAGTCCAGGTAGGACAATCGGTCTTATAGACCGTACTTATGGACTAGCCTCTCGCGATGTCCTACTATCGAGAATAAATAGAAACATGGAAGACCGATTAGACTCGAGAGAGGGGCAGGTTCCCGATACCGTGGAACCCAGGATCCTGCAGCCCGGCCCGGATGGGTACCCTGGTAGGCTGATGACTCGTAAGGAAGCTGTCAAGTACCTGGGGGTCAGTGCCAAGACGCTCAGAAGGTACGAGCTGGCCGGCGGGATCTGCGCCTATAAGAACCAGATGAACAGGCGAGTCCTATATTCCGAGTCCGAGATCCTGGCCCTACTAGGGAGTAGATTGAAACAGACCAAGCAGGTAGTCTTATACTGTCGGTCGGCCGTACTAGGGAGTAGATCGGACAAGGGTAACAGTGCGAGAGAGAGGCTTGCCCAGCAGGTACAGCGCATGTCCCAGTACTGCCTGGCAGCGGGGATCCGGGTCGACCTATGCCTGACCGATGTCGGGCCTGGTACCGGGTCGAAGGACCTTGAAGGTTATAACTTATTGATAGAGAAGGTGTTACGGCGCGAGGTGAGCCTTATAATCGTGGAAACCCCAGACCGGCTGGCCCGCTGGGGCATGGGCAAGGTATTCGAGAAGTTCCTGGCCTGGCACGGTGTCAAACTACACATGGCCAGCCCGTGCCTTACCCGCGAGGAGTACAAGGAGGAGATCAAGCAGGACCTGACAGAAATCATCTACGAGTCCAAGAGACTACTTGGAGAACAGGTCTGATTACCAATAAGATAAGTGAATTTCACCCGGCCCCGGAGAGGTTAAGCTACCTGTACTAGGAGTACGGGGCTGGCCACAATAGCAGCTCGTCAGTAGGCTGCCAGGATCTACTAGGGAGTACCGACCTGGCCGTCAAGCTCGTCCTCTGGGTCCGGCACGTACTCGGTATCGTCCTTGACCTGCTGGGCCCAGTAGATCGCTTCCTTCAGATGCTTGACCCCTGACTCGATCTCTTCCATGCACAAGCCAGCATTCTTGTAATCGAACTTCTTGCAGTACTCGATCGCTTGATCCAACTCAGTCCGGATCGAATAGAGATAGGTACCTAGCCAGGTCTTGTCCACTTCTAGCAGGCCGGCCTGTTCCAGCTTGAACATGATGTACAGGTCCGGTTTCTTATCGCTGTACTCTAGGACTGGGATACCATTGGTGGTATCCAATTCTTCGAAGATCTTTACGTGCTTTCTGTTCATATTGCTGGTTCGAATATTTCTGGATGTTGGCGACCCCATTCTCTGAGAAAGACTCCTGCTTTACTGTTAGCTTCGTTCTCGCAGTCAGAGCCATCCGCTCCGTCTAACTGGTCTCCTCTTTCTCTCTGAGCATAGTGTACTAGTTCGTGAGCTAAGCTCCTGTACCAGTCAGCTCTCTGTCTCTTTCCGCGCAGTACCCAGATGAAGTTGTCTTCAGGTGCAGGGAAATATGCGGCCATTGCCTTTATCTCCACGGCCTTAGCATGGTCGTCGGATACTAGTATTTTGGCTGGCTTCTTGTAGCCTAGATTCTTGCGGCAAAATGCTATGAATTCCTTTAGGTCAGGATCTTTGACAGGGGTCGTGCTCTCGCTGTTTACGTTCATGAAGTTATTTATCCAATTTTCCAGGGCCAGAAAATCCTCCAAGACCAGGATGGCTAAAAATACCCATGGCCGAGCGGCATGGCGCATCGGTCCAGATACATAAAATAAACCTACATCCCATGGCAAAGAATCCCACTCAGGTGACGAGGTACCGGGCCGTTAGTACTACTAAACGACCTGGCGTGCATGCGAAGTCTAGGTCCTCAAACAACAAACGGTCTAAGAATTACCGCAAGCCGTACGTAGGACAAGGCTGACTGCCCGTACCTGGGTCATGCATTCATGCATAACACGGGTACGGGTTTACTCATATGAAAAAAAGGGACCTCCTTTAGGGAGTCCCTTTCTTCTTGTTAGGCAATAGAGTCTTATTGGAACCTCTTCTTCGTCCATGCCTTGAGCAGGCTAGGCTCCTTCTTGAATTCAATCTTCGCTTGAGTTTCGATGTCTGCCAGGTCCGTGTTGAAGGACTGAGCCAGAGCCTTGGTGGTAAACTTAACCGCCTTCTCCAAATCTCCGCTGAACTGCTTGCTTAGATCCAAGAACGTCTTCCTGACCTGGCGCCTGACCTTCTCGTCGGTATCCTTCTGCTTGTCGCGAGTCTTCTTTGAAGAAGTGGACATCTTATCAAGATATTCCTGGTACGCGGTCATATCGGGTTCAGAGTTGATAGCTTCCTCAGCCATTGCTTGGACCTCGGCCTTCTGCATGCTTTCGAACCTGTCGAATAGGTTGGCCAGTTCCGGCCAAATAACATTGCTCTCTGTTCCTTCCCTTTGACCCTGCAAGAGGAGCTTGAACTTGGATATAGTACGCTCAACTGTTTGGGGTTTCAGATTCAGGTAAGCTGAAAGCTTTGCTCCACCGATATGCTGCCAGTCTTCGGAACCTTCCTTCGACATTTTAAGAGCATTACGTGTCAGGCCGGTGTCTCCTCGTCCGCGAGTGTCTTCGGCCCGGCCCAGTGCTTGCACAGCATTGAGGTAACATGCGGCGTACTGCTCGTCGGATAGGATGTCGTCTCCCCTTGAGATTGCAGCTTTCTGCCCGCCCCTCAGTTCGGGTTTCTTTTCTTCCGACCCTGTTAGAGTCTCGCCCTGCAGGTTCTCATTCACGAAGTCGATAAAGTCGTTCACATATTTCTTTTCCATGTAGTAAGTCTTTTGATTATTTATATCCCTGTACTAGGGAGTAAGAACCTATCGAGAAAAAAGAATGGGGCCGAAGCCCCATTCAGAGTACCATTGAAGGTTACAGGCTAGCGAGTGCTGCATGTTCGAGGTCCCAACTCTTAACGAAGAGGGCACCGCCTTCGACCTTGAACTTTTTAGGGTTCGTCATCGGGAAGGTTGACTTGTGCGAACCGAGCCAGGTCATGTCGTTCACGAGGTCCCAGATGGTATGCCCGGTCTTGATGAACTTCTTCTGCTCGAGAGAGAATTCCCTCGGGTTAAATCCCTTGGCGATGATGCGCCTTTCGGTTTCTTCGAGGTGCGGGAAGAGCTTGGCCTTTGCGGCTTTCGCCAGCCAGATCTTGCGATCAGGATCTTCTTCAGTCAGCTGAGATTCTACGAGGTCGAATATCTTTGACATTTCGGCAAGGCTGGCCTGGGTGGACATGGCTTTGTCAAGCTTATCCTTGAAGGAAACCGGCACAAAGCCGTCACGTGCCCAGATGTGGGCCTGATTCAGGATGTCGCGGAAGGCGTTCGGTCCAGAGCCTGCTGCTCCGCCACCGCCCTTACCGAGGTCCGGTCCGGAACCGGTTGGGGTCTTGCTGATCATTCCATTGGCGCATGCAAGGCGGTACATGAAGTCGTCGATACGCGACGTGTTGTAGCTGTTTACTAGGGAGACCCCGAAGCGGAAGACATCGTCCGGTCCCAGCCTTTCAAACCCTGCGTCCTGTGCATGCACGAGGTTGATGCTCATGTTACTGTTGCCGGTGTTGTCGATAGATTCCACGCTCAGTCCTGGTACTTCGTTCAGCAGAGTTTCCGCGGTCGCGAAGAGGGTGTCATTGGTCAAGCGGCTGTAACGGTCTGCCACTACGATGTTCGTGATGACGCGCTGGTCCTGGTCCCCGATGAGGAGGAAGTCCTTGCCACCGTCACGTGATTCTGCGTATGCCTTAACGGCTTCGAGCAATTTGATCTGGATGCTCTTATCCTCATGCTTCGCCATGCGATTCATGAGGCTGACGTTCAGGTTAACCATCTGTCCAAGGCGGTTGAAGAAGCTTCTGGACACGGGTACACGGTGGCCATGGATGTGGATGCATCCATTCTCGATCGACTTGTCGTCGAGCTGGATGTCGCGGAGCTTGATCCTCTTGATCAGCGGGTCGTGCCCACTCAGCTCCTGTCTGATGTTGTTGAATTCGTCGTTTCCGATCATTGTCGTTTAAGGTTTAATCGGTTGATACTAGTTTTCGTCTGCTACTTCTTCGTCGACTACCACGGTCTCTGCGTCGGGATGGGTGACTGAGAGAAAGAGGTCGTTGAACCTTTGGTCGAGCATTGCACGGTTTTCACCTTCACCAGTCGCCAGGCGATTGGCTTCGATTTCCTGTTGCCATGCTACTTCGTCCCATACGAGTTCCCCGTTTACTAGGGAGTAGTACAGGCGCTGGTAGATGTGGGAACCTCCACGTCTGTTCTTGGAGAATTCAACGTACCGGCGTCCTGCATCGTCGAACCTCATCTCCATCATTGCTGTTGTAGCATGCTTGAGGTAGGTCGAACCGACGTACTGGCCACCCTTGGTTAAATGCTGGATTGCGAAGATCGCTTTGTTCTTTTTGTCGGCGGCTTCGATGATGGCATTGGTAAGCCACGTGGCCGCTCTGTTTGTCTTCCAACCGAGAACGTCCGCCATTTTCACGATGGTGTCCTGGTAAGAGTCGAGGAGGATGATGTCGTAGTCGTCGCTTTCGATCGTGTTCTTTAAGATAAGATCGAACCGGCCCATGATGTAGTCCATGAGGAGGAGGGTCGGGATGTTGCCAATGATAGGCATCTTAGAATAGAAGAAAAACAAGTCGTTGCGCGTCATCTCCGAAGAAACGTAGAGGATTTTAGCGTCGGGATTTTCCCGCTTAATCATAGCGAGCATTTGGAGAATTACAGTTGACTTGCCGACACCCGACTCGCCAACCACGATGTTCGCGGTACCTGAATAAAGACCGCCATCTTCCGTGTGATCAGATAACAGTTTGTCTACCAACCCATTGGTCTTATAAAGTCTGAAGTCAGGGAAGTCCATGTTCCCGATTTCAATGACCGTGGGCTTTTCGATAACTGATTCTGCATCCTCACCAAGGTCTGGCCTTCCACGCTGTACCAGAGATTCTGAACGCGGATCGGAAGGCCTTGTTGAAGTAAATCCTGCGCGAAGTTTCTTGACCACGCCGTTGAACAACCCGTAACTTACACTGTAGTTCTCATTGTTAACCATGAACTGACTGTAGAGCTGCTGAACCGTTTGGTCGATAGGAACCTCGCCTCCATGGTGTTCTGTGAAGAACGACCGGACAATCATTTCCTTCTTTCCGATTTGGTTTTGCATAGATGGTTTAAGTTAATTATTGATTGATGTAGCTAATATAAAACTAATGTCTGACAGGAAAAAATGGTGGTCAAATATTTGTTTTAATTTTATACTGTATAAATGTACTACAGTTCCACTTAAGTTAGTCGCAATTACTAAAATAATTGCGTCACTGATGAGACTGTCAATGCCGTACTTCAGTGTGTGACGGAGTATACCCTCTGCGTCTGTTAAACGAACCCGTTAGAGCTTGGCATCTACAAGATAACGAGGTAAAAGTAATACAAATACTTGAAAGGAAAAAATTAGATGCCGCAATTCGTGTTATTAGACATCAATCCGTTTGCTGCAATTTGTACAGCATATCTCGAGACACCGTCCGTGATGGTGTAGTATCCACCGTCTCCAACAACTGGTGTTGTACATCCAGAATCAGAGTACAAGGTGTATCCATTAAGGTTCACGATCGAATCGACCGTTGAGTATCCGGTTTGGGTCATGGTGTCAATTGCGCAAGCTGCTACTGTACCAGGGTTCGAGGAAGCTGAATAACTGAATGCTGTTATTGCTAAGGTGGTTGTCGTAGTTGTTGGGGCAGCCGTCGTAGTTGTCGTCGTACCGCTCGCAGTAGTTGTGCTAGTAGTAGGAGCGGTTGTACTAGTAGTCGTTGCTTGAGGACCAAGGTTAGTCAGGATAACTGTTCCAGTACCGCCTGTTCCCAATGCAGCAATTAAGTCTTCTACAAACTGGTCTAGTATTGCTCTAGACGGAAACGTCATGTGCAGTACCGGATAGAGATTGATTCCTATTCCAATGTCTGAGTGGATGTCTCCGTCCAAAGGATGTCTCTAGACGGGTCAAAAGTAACGAGTTCCTGCATAGAACCGTTGCTGTAGTTTCTGATCTTGATTATATCGGCTGCCATATAAACCTATTTATACAAGAAAGGGGTCCCGCCAAGAACCCCTAACTAATCAACCAATAAACCATGTTTGTTATGCTTTGCGCAGCGGTACTCGTTCTATCTTTACGATGCTGCCGATTGGAGAGTATCTAGCTTCTTCGTAGCTCGAGAACCTGTCTAGGTCGAAGATCCATGCTCCCCTTGATCCAGCTTTCTTCATGCCTATTCGGGTCTTTCTTTCTGCCATGGATGGTCTAGCTATCTTTGCCTCGAAGCAGGCCAGCTTGTATGCAGACCGAAATGTAGTGGCCACTAGAATCGGTACCATTACTTCGTTCTCGAGCTGGTGTACTAGCCATACATCCTTCTTGTTCCTGAGCAGGCTAGGCATGTTAGAACAAGTTATTTCTTACCCAATGAATCAGCGTTGGGATTCCCCATACGATCAATGCTATTGATCCACCGAACACTAATGCAGTTATAATGCAGTTTCCCATGGCCTTAGTCTTTTAATGATTCAGCTAGCTCCTTAAGCTTAGCACATTTCTCGTATTCTTCTGTATCCTGAAAGTGCTTGATCATGAGCCAGAGAGCGTTCTTCTTTTCTGATGCAGGCTTCCCGTCGTTGACCGCGTCCTTGAACTCGCCAACTAGGGCTTCGTACAGCTTGTCCATGAACTTGCCGTAGTCTTCCTTACGCAGGTGCATGAGCTCTAGCAACAGGTCCTGATAAGTCTTCTTTTCTGATGAGTTAGTGTCCATCGTGTGTAGGTCTTTTTTAGACTTTCTATTACTAATATACTAAAAAGAACCGAACCGGATTAATCTGGATGACTCTTTTTCTTCTGGGTTTATGTTAGAGGCCTAGAATATGACTTCTTTGTAATGCTTATTGACTTTCTTTAATCCGTTTAAGCAGTCCGTGCAGGTCCTGTACTCTCCATCTACATCCAAATTATTTTGCTTGTCTCTTGAACCAGTTGAGCTTGCCCAAGAAGTAGTCTATTTGAAGGCGGAGGCCGAAGTTGCTTCCCTGATAAGATCCCAATTGCTTGGTCTTGTATGTCTGATAGTCAGTTTCTTTCAGGTCTAGATCCTCTTCTTTGATAGCCTCTATCTTGTTCCAGTGCTTCTCCATTGCTGCTACGAATTCGTCAACGTCCTTCATGAGGTCGTCGTACAGTGCAGCTTTATCTCTCTTAGATAGTGGCATATCTCTTCATCTTTAGCAATATTTATACGATGTAATGATCAACATTATTGCAGTAAGAATCGTAGACCAGTATCATATTGCCGGTCCTGGCACAGAATCCTGATTCAGTAATGGACTGTATCCGATAATCCGTGGGTAACTGGATGTGACCTATGCGATTTCCATCGGAGTTATAAGTTACTATTTGCCCACCGAAACGAAGGACCACGAATGCCGAGGAATGACCAAGGAATTCGCCGCCGCCTGTCGATATGGATCCGATCTGATTTCCGCTCCTGTCTCGTATGACTAGGAGGTTTCCGTATTGTGTTACGTTCGCGATCATGGTTCAGTCGATTAGGATTACTTTGAGCTCGCTGGACGGCGAGATTCTTTCGTGCATCTTTGCCTGTGCAACGATCAGGTCCGTGGCTTGTTCCTCGTGAACGTAACCACTTTTGAAAATTCTTGCTTCTTCGTCATTCATAATTTTAATTTTTAATAACCGCTATATGGCGGTTAGCGAGTTGTTATACGCAACCCAAAGAAACCACAATCTCAGTTTCAGTAGTTTCTATAATTTCAGGTTCAGCGTTTCTAACTTCTTCCAGCATTGCAATCAATACCATTTCTTCATAATCATCGCCAAACATACACTTATAGTTTTTATCCCTTCCATAAAGCGTAATGTATTTGCCATCGTATTCCAACCGATACCCACCGCCATAATTAGCCAAAATGGGTATGCGTATAACACGTGGTATAGTTAATAGGGGTTTTTCTACGTTATTCATCATTTTTTATATTTATTAAGTTTATAATATTTTGATAGGTTATCGGTATCTAATCCCCAACTAACCATACCACCAACGTTAGCGGTAAGTTTAAAAATCACCACTATTCAACATTTCATCAAACATTTTAGATGCCATTTCGTCCTGCTCTTTTGATGCTCTATGCTCAATTTTAAATGATACCACTTTATCTGCTTTTTTAGCATTAATAAAATCAATCTTCTAATTTTTGATAACTATCAGAATTTGAATAGAGAGTAATATTTGTATCGTTTCGCCAATCACCATCTACTTTGAATTTCACAATAAATCTGTGAGTAAATCCGTCAAATTGTTCTTTTGAATACTTAGTTTCCATTTGATTATATTTTAAAAGTTTAACAAAAACCTACCGCTAACAATGTGTATAGCAAATAAGCCATTAAAGTTTGTACTAATTTGATAGTTTTGTGCGTGGCTTACTTGCCATACACCCAACCGTTTATAATGCTAACGTAATACAAATGCCTGACAGGAAAAAATTCTAGTTCAGCTTAGTTCGACGCACATCTGAAACTGCTCCTCGCTTAAATCGGACGTTTCGTGTTCCAGGATGTTGATTAAGATTTGGTTGTACAGGATTCCTTCTGATTCCCAGACCATGTAATACATTCCGGTTTCGTCGACTCTCGTCTGGCCCTTGAATTCTGGATTCTTAAGGAGCATGTACTCGGCTCCGGTTATCAGCTTGCATTCATCGAGATTGATTGTCATAATGTTATAAATTATCGTAATATTCCCATAATAATAAGTCAATATCGGTTTCAGTTAGAGCCTTAATGTTAAAATCGCCAAAAATGAAAACCCCGTCATCGTTATCGTTAGTTACTTTTATTCCATTATTAACTGTAGTTACGACTACATGGCCATGTTCCGTTTCAAATTCTTTTTCCATGTTAATTTATTTTACTAAGTTCGACGCATTTACGGAACTGATCCTCACTCAAGTCCGAAGTTTCGTGTTCCAGTATATTGCGCAGTATTTGATTGTACAGGTTCTGTTCGAGATCCTCCTTGGATACCTGGCCCTGGAACGGGTCCATTTCCTCGAATAAAATGCCTGCTCCTGTTTTTGCCCAATACTTGGCAAGCTCTGCTGTTGGTTCCGGTTTTAGTTTAGGGGCTTCCATGTTGTAGTAATTATGGTGTAAATATAATACGTTCCTTCGAAAGGAAAAAATGCAGGGGTTATTTTGTTACCCCTGCGAGTTTCCTCATTTTTGCGCGAGCAACTTTCAATGCTCTGTTGACTTCAGATGGCTTCATGTTAACTCGTTCAGCCACCTCTTTCGTAGACAGGTCTTCACCTTCGAAGCCATAGAAGAGTTCTACTATCTGGCGTTCGGTGGGTTTAAGGGATGTCAAGAGAACGGCAAGGGTACGAGCTTCGTCTTCCTTCTGAAACGGATCGTTGAAATCTTCGTGAAGCACAAGATCGCCAAGGTTGGTGTCATTGTCCTCTCCGACGTGCTGATCGATGCGAACGTTCGTGAGGTTGCGGCTTTCGCCTTTCATTTTCTCCTTGTAAATCTGGTATTCCTGATTCACCGGAAGCCTGACTGTCCTGCCATGTTCGCATAATGCAAGGTTCAGACGTTTCCTGATCCAAAATTTCGCATAGGTTAGGAACTTGGTGTCCTGTGCTGATGTGTAGCGCTGTGCTGCCTCGATCAATCCGGCATTACCTTCCTGAATTAAGTCATCGATCGGTAATCCCATCCCAATGAACTTGTTCGCCATGGTAACGACGTACTTGAGATTGGCGCTCACGAGCTGGTGCATCGCACGGTCTCCGTCCGGTCCGCCCCTCTGAATCCTGTCGGCCAACTGTCTTTCCTCGTCCTTCGTCATGAAGTGTGCCACTGCAGTTATTTCCTTGAAATACTGGGGCAGAGTATCTGATGTTTCGAATCTGTTTGACATAGTAGTTTTGAATTATAGGGCAAATATAACACAACTGGCCGACAGGAAAAAATCCTGGTGAAAATATTTTTTAGGGAATGTATCCCCAAATCTTGCCGAGCTGGTAGCAAGCATACAGCAGGACGAACAGTCCGCCGGGCCTGAACAGCACGAACATTACGAACTTGACGAATGCGCTCGTCGCGGTCAGTTTTCCGAACAGGAGGAACAACGACATCAAGCAGACGAGGATGTAGAACAGGATTGTCATGGCTTCTGATTTTTAAGTGTTTATGAATAAGAAAGTAAAATGTCTTCTCGTACCCTTGTTGTAACCGATGTAGTTAAATCCGTAGGTATCCTCATTGCTTCCATCCTTATCGTCCTTTAACCATGTCATGGTAACCTCGGTTCCAGTATTGGGATTCTTAACGGTTATCGGTTTGTGGTGCCAGCATTTGTTCGAGAGCTCGGTGTTGTTAAGATCCGAGAGGTATGCTGAGAACCTTTGGCCCTGCGCGTTCCAGTTAACTGCTTGATGGGTTACGTCTAATATCATGTTGTTTGGATTATGTAGCAAATATAGAACTATTCCTTGACAGGAAAAAACGGTTACCAAAGAGCTGTGAGCATGCTTCGGATTATCTTTTCCTTCGTTTCCTGATCGAGAGACAGGTCTTCTATTGCGCGTTCGGCTTTTTCCCTGACCTCTTTCTTCTTGTACTCGTAATGTCTTTTCAACACCTCGAATACCAGGTTCGAAAAGTGGATGCTGTTCTTCGCGATCCCATGAACGTCGCTGCAAAGGTAGAGACGGTTAAGGAAGTCTTCGAACGACGAGGAGGTCTCATGAATTCCCGGTAACGGCTGGTACTTCTCCTTCAGTTCCTTGAACCGATCCGTGTACTCTCCGTGTCCGTTGAATGCTGGACCTGCATGGATGAGAATGATCGGACCCTTTCTCGACCGAGAGGAGAGCTTGTATAAATGATAGACTTGGTCTGCGATGAAGTAAGCGTACTGCGGTTTCTGGTTCATAGTTCAGTATTTGATGCTAAAGTACCACAAAGTCTTGACAGGAAAAAATCTGGTGAAAAAAAGCCCCATTGCTGGGGCTTTTCGGAGTTGAATGTGATGGTGTTAGTCTCCGCATCCACAGGATGGACGGCCGGGGCGCACATTCAGGGATCTGGCATCGATCCATGTGTAATTGGTGTTATTCAACTCTTCACGGAAGACCGGGTATGCAGCCGGATGCCTTTCGCAGAAGGATTTTACCCATTCCCAGTTACGGAAGGTCCATTCCCTGTTCGCGCGCGGGTTCGGGATTTTGATCATACCTTCCTCATCGAGGATGGGGTACTTCCAGTACAACGGGTCATCGGGTTTGCCAACCAGTTTAGTGTGCTCGATGATCAGATCGCCAAGCGTGGGCAGGCTTTTCAAGCTCTGAATGTGCTTCCTCAGCTTCGACAATTCCTCAGTGAGATGATCACGAGATTCGGTCATTGCTTCGAGGGCAGCTACTGCTACGTCTAGCGGCAGTTTTGTAACGTCGTCCGTTACGAAGATTCCTTCAATTTTCGTGTCCATGATTTTAATGTTTAATTATTGATTGAATATAGAACAAAATTAATACTCTTTCATGAAAGGAAAAAATTCTGGAGAATTATTTTTTGCATTTACCTATTCTTTCCAAATCAGAGTACTTGTCTATGATTACATCAGTTACTACCGGAATCTCGGATTCCAAGCAAGCAGCCTTGTCCAGTAATTTTTTAGCTTTGACCCTACATTCTTGTGCTTTCATCTCGTGTGAATGCTTGACGGCAGCGATAGCTTCCTCAGCTGTGCGATGATGATAAACGAATATCATTTCTTCGGGGCACGATTGACTGATCGAATCTCTAAAATTATATCGGATCATTCCGTTTTCGTTGGCCAAACAAGATCTTTCCAGAACAGTATTCGTCTGTGGATCGGCTATGTAAAATAAATCTCCAGGTTCCATGTTAATTCTTATTAGTTAAACGTAAGCAAATATAATACTCTTTCTTGAAAGGAAAAAAATCTGACGAATTATTTTTTACAATTTCAGGGTCAATCTCTTCGACAATCTTCAAGAATACTTCTGCGTCAGCTTGTTGGTCAGTGGAGGACGAGCTCGTCAAGGAATTCCTTGAGGTATTCGTACAGTAATTTCTGTTTTGGTATCATGGTTGTTTCGTTTTAACTGTTAATACTAAAAAAGGAGGTTATATGAAAAACTGGAGATTCTTGGCATTGGCCAGTGGAGGCCAGGTCTCGTACTCGACCTCGTCGTATCCGCCCTTATTCCAGAGGAGATCCAAATCGTTGAGATACTCATGTTCGGCTTCTACACTATCGTGCTTGGAATAACAGGTGTTCTTTTCCACGATACGAAGGGCGAACGATCCTTCCACGTAGGGATCCGGGCATATCCTCATCTCTTGAACGCCCGTGAAATGTTTGTCTACATACAGATCGGTCAGTTCATCGACTGCGGCTTGCGGCATGCCTATTTCGAGCATTGCCTTTGCGAAATTATGTTGTCTCTTTGCCATAGTTGTTTTGATTGATTGATGTAAATGTAATACATTTTACTGACAGTAAAAAATTAGGTCTTGATAAGTTTTAAGAACTTCCTTAAGAACTTGTCTTTCACCGACATGGCCGTTTCTTTGTCAGCAGCATTGTCTTTCCGCTGAACGCCGTTGGGCGAGGTCGGCAGCTTCTTGGCATTGTCCTGGTATTCCCGTTGGGTTCGGCAATCTATGTCAGACAAGTCTATGTCGAGAACTCGGGCTATCGTGGCTACATGCCGTCTGCTGAATGCAGGGTTCCAATGGTCAATTCGATTGATCGCCCTGATGAGAAGGTCCTCATCATGGAAGGTATTGACGTAATCGTATGACAGCATGTTATAGACCGTATTGCAGTCAACTATCCTCTGTGTGTCCGTCATGTAGTCGTACATGATCAGGCCGACATGAGTGGCTGAGGTCGGCTCCAGCTTGGTAGCGTTCGCTAGGACTTCAGAGTTCAGCTTGAAGGATTCGGAATCATTATGGCCCATGACGAAGAGGTACGTCATGAAGTTGGAATTGTTCTTCTTGATCCAACGAGCCATGGCAAGAGCTGCTATTCCGCAGCCGCCTAGGTTAATGTTTGGAACCTCGTTGATCGCGCGTTGTACGTCTTCGAAAGTTGTTTTGGTCTGAACTTCAACTGCCATGACTGGAATTTTTAATGGTTGATTGATGCAGCTAATTTATAACATGTTCTAGACAGGAAAAAATCGGGGCTGAAGAATTATGCGGGTTGTTCTGCACTAGGGAGTACTGCAGGCTGGGGTACAGACATGAATCCTTCGTCGTAACCGGCCTGATAGACGAGCTGTTCCGCATGGTTGCTACGAGCGGACAGTTCCGGTGCAGTCAGTCCCATCTTCGACAAGAACCTGAGCATGGTCTCCTCGTCCATCTCCTCGATGTTCGGGTTGGCTTCGAACTTCCCGTCCGCCTTGCCCAGCTCGAAGGCTGTCGCGTACTTGGACCGTGGCAGGAGCTCGAGGATCCGATTGATGAACGGTCTGATAACTGCGGGATTGTTGGGATAGACAGCTGCTATGGCCTCCATTCTAGGGAGTAACTTACCTGTGTCCGTGATCAGCTTCGCCATCTTCCTGGCGTTACCGATGGTGATTGCTCCACCGTTCGGGTCGGGATCCACCTTGCCCTTAATCCCGTTTTTCAGGGTATTGGCACGATAGCGATCCTTCTCGTCAATGTATGGGTTGTCTGCTTCGCGGTAATGATGGCTCCACTTGTGGCGGCCGCCGCCGTATCTGTGTCTTCCGTATGGCATTTCTAATAAGAGTTGTTCGTTAATAAATTCCGTGAATGATGCGACGTGGGCCATGGACCGGGATGTTTTGGTTATTTATCCCGGTCCGGCCGTCACGTCTATTCCCTGAGGAACGCTTGCGTGGTGACCTGCATGGAGCGCCACCCGCCTGCGACGAAGTCCCAGAAAGGTACCACCTTATGCGAGCTCCTCCGGTCACCCGAGGGATGACCACTGGCAGGGATATGGGTTAAATTAGTCGTGCCAATAACTTCACGCAGGCTGCCGTCTTTTTTCACGAAGAAGAACTTGACGATGCCTGTGTGGAGGCGCGTACGTAAATCGGATGCGGAAATGGGTTGGTGTGACATGGCGGAAGTTTTAATTGGTTAATGTAGAGTAAAAGTAATACGATTCCGCGACAGTAAAAAATTCTGGTGAAAATATTTGAAACTTTTTTCTGGTCGAGGTACCTCGCAGGTCGGAGTATACTCGGTCCGGGGCTAGCGTACTGAAATCTGTTGTAAATATAGAACTATTGCTCGACAGTAAAAAACCGCCGAGCAATATTTTTGAGGAAAGTGGTGGCTTAGATGGCGGCCACCGGCTCGAAGAACTGTGCGATGTCGACGTTCTCGTTCGCTGCCCTCATGTTCTTGAGGCAGACCGGGCCGAGACCCGTGTACACCGACTCGGGATGGGTGAGTGGTAAGCCACAGTGGCAGCAACGGTCCTCGTGGAAGAGACCTACGCGTCCTCTCAGGACTTCTGGGTTCTGAATGGCTCCGACCATCCAGCGGAACACGCGGGCGAGCTGTGAGTTGGCCTCGACATCGCGTCCGAGCTTGATGTGGAAGTTGTCCGAGAACATGGTGCCAGCGAAGCGGTAGCGCTGTACGCCGTCACCCAGGAGGCTGATGTGGACGTAGAAAATGGGGAGCTTTATCTTGCGGTCCTTCTTGTCACGGAGCTGCTTGATTTTCACCGTGAAGTGGGTACCGGATTCGAGGTTACGGAACGTGAGAACTGCGCGTCCGGCCAGGGCCAGGATCGGAAGAGCTCTCGGATTCATGTTCGGGCGGGGGGCTAAGTTTTTCATGGCGGCGGATGTTTGATTGATTATGGTGTAAATATAATACCGTTTCCGTTCAGGAAAAAATCCTGGTGAAAATAATTGAAACTTTTCCAAACTAGTTTGCAGGTCGGAGTATACCCTCTGCGGTTGCTAGCCGAACTGATGTTGTAAAAGTATCACGAATTCTTGAGAGGAAAAAATGGGCCGAAGCCCATTGGTCATTCGGTTTTCGCGTAGGCCGGCACCCGCTCGAGGTAGCGGACCATTGCTGCCGAGAGGCGCTTGCCCTTGAGGCCGCATTCCTGGAAGCCATTGATAATTTCGCCAGCGTTACCGTCGTAGCGTTCGATCATTTCCGCGCGTAGCTCGTTGAAGCTCATGGCGGACAGTTTCTTCTTGTCGTTCGGCATGGTTTTGGTTTTGAATGTAAGGCAAATATAGAACTATTCCGCGAAAGGAAAAAATGGGCCGAAGCCCCTTACGGGGTAACTTCGGCCAGGTCCTGTGAGAGGATCCAATCGTACATCAGGTCCATCTGCCTCTCGAAGGGCAGGTCCTTGACGTAGGACTGCTCCATGAAGGTGAGAAGTTGCTCATCGCTCAGCTCCTGGATGTTGACGTAGCCGTAGCGGTCGCGGAAGAAATCACGGATTTTCTTGATCATGGCGGTTAGGTTTTAAGTTTAACGTAAGGCAAATATAATCCTAAACCGCGAAAGGAAAAAATCAGGAAAGAACTTCGGCGATGAGAGCTCTGACGTGCAGTTCAGCCTCAAGCTCAAGCTCGGCAACTACATGAGCGTCCTCAACTGTCCAAGTCTCGTCTGGACCCGGAACCAGCTTCTTGGTCCGGCCGAACAGAGTGTAGACGCCGGTAACCGAGCCGGACCTGTCGGTTCTTAACCAGACAGGCCCTAGCTTGGTCTCGCCCTTTTGGTGCCGATCCGCCAAGACGGCCCAACTTATCTGAGGATTATCCATTGATTCCGAGTTCTCTCTTCGCTTCCTCGTCCCATTCCTCGGGCTGATGAGCTTCAGCGTAATACGCATAGTCACTGGCCTTCGTGTCCTTTTCGTCGAAGGTTATGACAACATCGTAATAGGTTCCGAGATCGTGAGGATTCGATTTGATTTTGAATTCTGCGCCCGGCGGGGGATCGCCAAACACGCGCTTCATTTGGTTAATGAATGCTCTGCACTCTTTGCGAGCCTTGTCCCCGTAATCGGGGGTACCCACCTGAGCGCAGTCTTCGCCGAATGGGGTTGGGCCTAAATAGAGTTCGTCCATGGTTCATGCATTTAATGTAAGGCAAATATACCACTAAACTCTGACAGGAAAAAATTAGGCTCGTTTCTTTTCGTACTTGTATCCGTTGGCCATGCAGATCTGTTCGAGCTGAGCAGTTTCGGTTCTGTTACGGGTCTTAAACACTAACGTGCTCTCGCCGTCAGTAACGGCTACTTCGAACCTAGGCTCGTCTTCGGTCTTAAACCAGTTGGAGATTGCCTTTGCGCCGGCGGCGTCGATGAGGTCTTCGTTTACGAATTCCTCGCGGGATTTAACGTGCTTCTTCATTGATTTATTTATCGCATGCTGAGCACAAAAATCTGGCGGTTACGATAACCAGCCGGTGGTCCAAACGAAGACAACAGAACAGATCAAGATGATAAGTTCTATTACCGCCCAGACAGTCCAACGGATTATGTCCGCATGGTCTTGCCTTGGTTTGTAAGCGATCGGATGTTTTAATACCCAACCAAATAGGAACACGAGAAGGGCTGTAAGTAAAATCTTAAGAGCTATCATATCTAAAAATTTGCGGCAACAGACGGGATCGAACCGTCATTCTCCCGATTGAGTCGGGATTTACCTGTATATTCCAGCCGTGGTTATCTGAACTCTATACTGCCATAAATATAGTACCCAAAAAACGAGGCAAGGGACCCGCAAATCAATGGGGTCCCAGCCACTAACCGAGTCTAGGGCGAAACGGTTTCATGTCCCGGAAATCTGGCCGGAACTCCAATTTTATTTATCCGAATCTAATCGGTAGTTAGCTTACGCGCGACCGGCAGTGTTCTTCTGCCTGCCACGTACCATGTTGTAGGCAAAGTTCAAGATCCGTTTGTTCTCGTACCTGCCATGTAGAACGTTGGACACGTGCTGTTCGCTGTACCCCGTCCAAAAAGCAATCTGATTACCGTCTCCTTGTCTCTTGCGAGATGCAATGATAGCTCTCTTTGCTCCGACTGGTAAACAACGGTACTTACTTCCGATTCTGCTCTGATTATCTGTGCTCATTATAATGTTGGTAATTTTTCGATATTATACTACTTTAGTTTCTGGTCCCTTCTGCTCAATCTTGGTGATGGGAAACATCAGTCTAAATAGGAACATCATACCCCAGGCCTGAATGGCTGAGAGCTCGCCTAGGCCTGCCAGACCAGGCATTATCCAGTTCCAAAGCCATTTGATCGGAAATGCCAGTAACGCGGACGTTAGGAAGCCTATGAAGATCGAGAGAATAACTATCTTGATCTGATTGGTAATCAATTGCTTAGGGGTTAACATTGGATTCATGATATAGTTTCTTTTGTATCTTTTACTTGTATTTACCTGACAGTTTTAACAAGGAAGGCCCGATTTCTCGAGGCCTTCTCAACTGAGTTTGTCTGCCGGGCGTTCGGCACCCAGTAACCATTGCCGCCTCGCGACCCGGCTTGCGCCGGACTTTACGGTTGGGTTTCGCTTCTTTACACGAGCTGCAAAAAGCGAGTCGTGCCAACGTGGGTGCGTCCCACCTTGAATGCTTTCGATACGGGCCGGCCCTGCTCGTCGAGGATAAGTCCCTGTGATTTGAACACGAGGAATCCTTTCTGGAGTCGTTCCTTTATGGCTTTGTTGACTGACGTGCGCAGCTTCTTGTACTCGTCGAAGGCCATCTTAGCCGGACGAGCGGTTACGGGATCAGGAGCTGCGGGTAATACGGTTGCGTTTTTCATGGTGCGAGTTTAGATTGTTTGTACGGTAAAAGCAATACAGTTTCTTGACAGGAAAAAATCAAGCGAATTTCTTTTTCAGCGTGGCCTGCAGCCGCAAGCGGTCGTCGATCAGGCTCGGCACGTTGAGGATGCTCATTGCTCTCGACAGCTTCTGCCAGTCGGGCCGGCTGTTGAACAATCTTTTCATTCCGTCTTTGTATGCTGCCTTATGGGTCTTGATCTCTTGATACTCAGGATTATTCCTACGCAGGGTCTTTGTGGGTTTTTGGTCTTCCATTATGGTTTTTTGATTTGGATGTATTATACTACTCAGAAAGAGCTTATGGTTTTTATGTCCGAGAATTGGACAGCACTTTCTTCAGAGATCTTCTCGTCTATGAAGATGAACCTGGGCTTCAGTCCGGAGATGCGGCATGATTCTACGATAAGTTCATTTCTGTCCATGGTTACTGTGCGATTAAAGAGTAAATGACGAAGCCTACAAGCCACAGGATAAAGAGGCCGAACGTTGCGATCAGGAACCAGGTCGAGACGATCAGGTGCTTGGTCTCTTTGGTGGTCCGAACCGGCCTGACTGGTCCGCTCATCATGCGGATGGCCATAAAGTGGGATACAAAATTGTTCATGTGGATTGGATTAGAAGGCTAAAGTAATACCTATCCGCGACAGGAAAAAATCAGATGAAAGTCTCTATGCGCATGAATTCCTCGTCCGTCGGAAGTGGGCAGTCCTCGATCCATTCGATGTTGGACTTTACTTTCCACAAGCTTAGGTCAAGATCGCTCGGTAACGAGACCTCGTCGAACACGTTCAGCCTCAGCGAAAGCCCATGATAAGCCAAATTCTTGAGTAAGAACTCGTTAAGGGCTATAAAATCTTTCAGGTCCTTCTGTTCGTGGATGGTTAGGGTAACTCCATCGACATGGTTAAGGATCAGCTTGACGTTCCGAGCATGCGCGGTGTAGACATAGAGTTCCGTTTGGACGGAGCCCAGAGCCTTGAGGATCCAAACTGTGTTCAGGATCTTTGAATCCATGAGGGGTTCTCCGCCGGTCAGGATTATCTGATCGTAACAGTCGAAGCTCTTCACGATCGGAAGAGCTTCGATGTTCCATTGCTTGTTGCAACATCCTGCGCAGGAGCGATTGCAATCGGGGGTTATTAACAGTCTAAGTATCTTCATGGTGTAAATGTAATACTCTTTCGCGAAAGGAAAAAATTACCAGTCAAAGTATTTCTTGTAGAAGACTTGAGGAACGTCCTTCGCCATCATCTGAAAGGTCAATGCGCTGACAGGTTGAAAGAAACATTTAACGGCCTGTCCATGATGTACTCTACAGTACTCAGTTATCTTATCGATCTGAATGTCAGTCATGTACACGTTCGGTCCGCGATGGACTCTCTCGTTCATGTGGCCTTCGAAGTTTATTTCGTTACCGTGGATTCTGACCCAGCCTTTGGCTTGTAACCATCCGTCGGGGTTGGTCTTGTTCTCGTCGGACTCTTCGATCAGTCCTTTTGCATAGAGAGCGTCCGCAATCTGGTTATGGAGCATGTTGGCGATCTCGCCGTTGAGAGCGTAGTAGTCTCCGTTAGGAGCGAGCCAGCCAGCATCGTAACCGGCCATGATGTCGACAGGTTCGATCCCCTTCTTTATCACTTCGTCGATCTCGTTCGCGGCAGTTATGTACCGATCGAGGTCTTCCTGTTCCTTGAGAGCTTTGGCGAAGTCAAGGTTCATGAGGTCCTTGATCTCTTCCATAACGCTGGTCATCCACAGGCGTGCGTCTGCAGCATGGTCACTGTAGTCTTCAGCTTCGAAATCCTGCGGCCATGTACGCTTCATGAAGTCCACGATGGCCATTTCCTCGACCGATTGCTGGATGTATGCTTTGGAAGCACGAATCAGAAGTTCGAGCTCCGAAACTCTGCTGTCATAGCGAAGCTCGTCGAGGATGGTCTTCTCGTTTCCGTTCAGGAAGTCGAGCACCTGTTCGTAACTGTAATCGATGCTTATGCTCCGCCCGGATCTTACCTTCGAGCCCATGTTCTTGACCGCAGCTGTCAGGTCCAAGCCAGTCTTGTAGATCTCCTTGGTCTTTCTCTGCACGAATTGCGAGCAGTCAAGGCGGGTAAACCCGATCTTGTCATGGATACCTTCCACGAACTCGGTCGCTACGAATTGCTGGTGTCCGGTCTGTTCGTCGTTCTCAACGAGCAGGACGAGATCGCCGTGCAGGATCTTCATGGCCAAGCCGGTCGGTACCCCGATCAGGGATTCCGTTATGGTCTCAACGGCCTTGCGGGGATTGTGATTGTATTCTAAATGTTCTTGGGCGATCGTCGCGAGCAGAGCTCCAGCGTTTTCGCCCAAGGTAAAGTGTATGGTTCTTGTTTCTGACATGGCGGTGTTTGGATTATGCTAGCTAAAGTACCCAATATTCCTGACAGGAAAAAGTCGGGCTTACCTGAACACGGACACGGGTCCAGTGTCTCCGTTTCCCTGAACAATAATGTACGTGTAGCCCTCGCTGGACTTGTACTCGTACACGTTAAGGTTGGAACCGAATCCGCCAGCGGTTTTCTTCAGGGTCGGGGTACCGGCTGCGGGTCCAGGCTTTGAGCTGGTCAGGAAGATGGTTGCGAATGCCAAGAGGCAGACGGTGAAGCATGCGATCGCTAGTTTTCTCATGATGTTAAGTTTTATGTTGCTAAAGTACCACAAAGTCTTGACAGGAAAAAATGACTGGCCGGAAGCCCCTACTACGGAGTCCGGCCAGTTCATGGTGTATGTCGGGTTTTAGCCGACGAGCAGGCCAACGAAGGCTAACAGCTCGGACATCAGGCCCAGCAGGGCCACGGCTCCGATGGCCGTCAGGAAGGCTCCACCCACCCGTTTCCAGTACCGATCGTACAGTTCCCGCTCTTCAGCCGTCAGGCCTGTGCGGTAACGATCTGCCCGTTCCCGGGCCGTGCTGAAGTGCCGTGCGTGTCTGCTCATGCTTATGGATTACTTAGGTTGCAAATATACCACAAACTCTTGACAGCAGAAAATTGGGCTTAAACTTTCTCGGTTTCAAGTACCGAAAGCTGGGCTGAGACATCGGTCTTTCGTAACTGCAAACGAGCGGCCCATTCGTACTCTTCCCGTTCAACGGCCTGTCCAAGGGCAAGGCCCAATGCTTGGTCAAAGCTCTCGAGAAGAAAGAGGTAGTACTCTTCCGTCCATTCGGTAGACTTCGGACCCGTCTGCTTCTTCAGCTCGTCCGCAAGCCTGTCCAAAGCCCGGTCTATTTTCCTGCGGTTACGACCTGCCCGTTCGAGGGCTGCCATTACTTTACCGTGCATTGCTTCCACTTGTTCCCTCATAGTATACTGATAGTCAATTAGTTGGGCGAGACAGACTCAGTCGGTCTATCTTCTTGTATTATCTATCGCAGTAACGGTTCTCAAAACGATTCTCGTTACCGTGAGACCACATGTACCAGAAGTACCAGATGTTCCACTTGTACCCAGTAACGAAAGCTCTTATCAAGAGATAAGAAAGACCAGTACTGGTTCTTCAGCTTCTGAAGCCTGGGTCCTGGCCTTTAGGCCAGGCCCAGGCCGGGCGGGTACGTTGACACGGCCGCGCGAGCAAGCCGCTCATATTAACTTTCGTTACTGTGTGATTTGGATTACTGTACTTCAGAACTTGCTAACTTAACCAAAACTCTTGACAGTAAAAAATGGGATTATTTTTGCCTGCCATTTTTTCCTTTCGCGGATAAGTATTACTTTTACCTTACATTCAAGCTGCAGATCCAGCCACAAGCCGCGAGGCCGGTGCACGAGCCAGACGGATGAAGCGGACATAGCCGGCACGAATGACAGACCCAGGGACCGGCCCGGCGACGGCCAGGCTAGCCCTGGGTTACTGCATCGGGAGTCCTGGACAGTGCCCAGGGTTCACTCCTGGAGGTGCCCTGGGTTAGCCCTGGATGACTCCCGGAGGTGTGCCAGGGTCACTCCTGGAGGTGCCCCGGGGGCACTATTAGCAGCTATAAATAGTTTACCAGGAGCAATTGCATTGCCTTTTTCCTTTTTTCCCTGGTCCCCCTAGCCAGCTGGCCGATCCCGGACCAATGCGGTCTGGGTATCCCGTGTTTCAAGATCTTTCTATAGGGTTTTGGGGTTCAATTAAGTCTGTTTGTGAGCTAGAATGCGATTCCGAATGAGCCACATTTCCTAGTTTAGAATTCTCCCCCCGGGTTTGGGGTGTCGGTAATTAAGGTGGGTAGTTTGGTATACTTATTTCTTTTTCTTGGCATTCTCTGGAAAGTGTAATTTTCCCGTGGTTTCATTGAGCCATACGTATCCAGGCTTGCCGGCTTTGAATTCCTTTTCAGTAAGGACTTCCTGACCAGGCCCAATCTCTTTCGCTCTTTCTACGTAATTGAGGGTAAGCGGTTTCTTGTACCGATTTATGTTGGTATCTATGTTCAGAGCTTCTTCTATAGTATGGCCCATGTCTTCTAAGACTTTCTGGGTTAGCATGAAGATCTCTTCTGCTTCATCATCTCCCTTTTTTAGTATACCGATCAGGACTCCCAATGATTTTGGTTTTCCTTTACGTATAGCATCCATTGCTGCAAGCTTATGATTGTCGGACCTTACTGTTATATTCAGGTCTCCGGACTTGACTAGGTATTTGCTCATTTCTCTCCTTTCAGTATTTGTTCTATGCGACCTTCTGGGCTTACTCCAGGCCCAATGATCTCTATGTTCTTGAACCCGTTCTCCTCAGTTATTATGGAATCCTTTTCATCGATTGCTCCTGGATGCTTTTCACCATAGTGTCCGGTCAGCTTCTTGGAAGCCGGGTCTAGGTCTCCCCATTTGGTTCGGTTTCCGATCAGCGGTTCTATGCAGAACTTTCGTCCAGTCTTTTGATCTACAATGAAGTACCGTCCAGTATCGCTCATTTTAATTTCTTTGAAAGCTTTCCGCGTTCTATGTCAGCCACTACTACCGGGTTCTTTGGGTCGGTCCATGCATCCAAGTTGACCAGCATGAACCGTCTCTGGAAGAACGGATCGTTCTCGCAAATGATGTCCAGCAGCCTGGTATTGCTTGAATAAGCGGAGACCAGGGAGTCTGGGCTGCCCTTGATACGACAGATCAGTTCGTCATGGCCCTGGACCCCTAGCCTGCGTATGACGAGCTTGGGCTTGCTGTACCATTTAGTCGGGTAGTACGTGACCCGATATAGCCTACGACTTGTGGTGACCTCCTCGGTCATTTTTACGTCTTCCATGCTGAGCTTAAGTTTTGCGTTGAGAAGTTTTTTACTACTCATTGAACCTGCGGTTTTCAGGAGAATTCACTAGTCGGCACACCGGTAGAAACCCCCACGACCGGGCGAATGAGTTCCAGGAAGTCAATGATAAATAACCAGAAAAGAACACGGAATGAGCCAAGCTTGCTTAGCGATCGCTGGCCTTCTGGTGGTTCTCGCTTTCTTTCTCTTCACTAGGTGCATGCACAAATGCAAGAAAGAAAGGAAACGATTGATAACTGACAGGGATGCCAGTCCCACCATGGGTGCGTAATTTGTAAGGGATCCCATACCTAGCCCCTATTTTAAGATGAAACTTCCCATCCCAAGGCAAGCTCTGTGATAAATAACTAAAACCCTGAAGCCCCATGACGCTCCTCATAATTTTTAATTCGATAGTTGGAATTTCGATATTAGCCTGTGCCTACTTGCTGTACAGGCAAATGAGGCTGGAAGGGGACAGGGACTGGATCATGAGAGTCACGAACAAAAAAGGAATCACAGACTGATGCCGAATTACGAACTTGTCCTGTTTCCTACTGGAACTAAGTACCTTGAACTTGATACTGTCCTTACCTCTCCGTCCAATTGTATACTTCTAAATCCAATCGGAGGCGGTGGACCTACCATTACTTTTGAACTTATTCCAACCGGCAGCACGTCAGACCTAGGTACATGCTTTTACTTGACCGGAACTACCGGTAAAACTGTCTACATTGACTGGGGAGATTCTAGCACGGACAGCACCATCTCACTGACGGGAAGCAGCCAGCAAATGACTCATGCCTATGCTTCTGGCGGAACGTACACCGTGACCATAACCGGAGACACCAATTACCTTTCAGCTTTTTTCCTAAACAGCATATCCACCATAGGGTTTTCGCTAGGAATCACGGCACTTCCGTCAAACATCACAACTTGGGACATTTACGATTATTCTGGAAATTCAGCATTCACCGGAGCTATCAGCAGCTTTCCAAGCGGACTGGTAAGGCTCTATCATATTGAAACTTCGATGCAACTTACTGGGTCGATAGAAAATTTCGGATCGTCGCTAGCTAACTTAATTATGTTCAATGGATCGTCCACGTTAACTGGATCTATAGCGAACCTGGCATCGACTACTGCTCTTACTTCTATTGACTTAAGGTATCACACTAGCTTAACTGGTAGCATAGAAACTTTCCTAACGAGAAGCACTAACTTGACGAGCATGTACATCGACGGATGCACCAGCATGTCCGGCAATGTCACGTCCTGGCCAAGCTCATTAAACAGTGCAATATTACTTAACATGTCAGGAGTCACAGCTTCAGTAAACGGGCTTGGAGGAACTCAGCTGCACCTTGCCTTGAAAAACCTCGGGACTTGTACTGGGTCAATAGCGAATCTGCCGTCTGGAACGTATTCGATTGACTTGGCCGACATAGGTACCAGCATCACCGGTTCGGTGAACAGCCTACCTTCGTCGGTTCGCGAAGTCACATTAGCTTGCAATGGAGCAGGTTTCACATGTTCATGCGGCGGAACATTTCCAACTTACTTGTACTCACTTAAATTAAAATACGTTCCGATTTCGGGTGACATTGGAGCCTTGCCAGACTTACTGATCTTATGGATAGAGGAAAATTCTTCTACTCTTTCTTACACTGGCGGAAGCACATGGAAAAGTTTAATGAATGATGTCAAGATCCTTCCAGCTACGAGTTATGGGTTAACTTCAACACAAGTGGATAATATCCTTATTGATTTGAACACCTATGTTACTACTTGGCAAACGCCAAAGACTATAAATTTAGCTGGAAATAATGCAGCACGAACTTCAGCTTCGAACGCAGCAGTCACGTCCCTTCAAGGAAAGGAAGTTACCGTAACTACTAACTAATTTTATCGTAAAGTCACACTATAAATACGATAAAACCATCCGTAAATGTTCGTCCCAAATCACCTCCATCTAATAGTTAGGGCCCATGTTGACAAGCCCCCATCCTCAGAAAAAGAGCTCAATGACTGGCTTGAAGAGCTGGTAGGCCTGGTAGGCATGAAAGTTGTCGCCGGGCCCACTTCCACGTATGTCCATGATGAAGGTAACGAGGGAGTCACAGGAACTATCACTCTAGCAACATCGCATGCCTCGGTTCACGTATGGGATCATGATAAGCCTTCCCTTGTCCAGTTCGACATTTACTCGTGCAAGGAGTACTCCATCGAGTCAGTGTTCGCTCACCTAAACAAGTTCGAAATGGTGTCGTACCAATGGCTGTTCATCGATAGAAATGACGGCATTCACATTAGTTCCGGCGGTCGGTGGGACAGAGCAGATTAATGCTAACCTTGCGAATAAATAATCCAAATAAGCTATTTGCATGGCAGTTCATACGCATCCAAGCATACCTTGTCCAATCTGCGGATTCGGGTCGAAGGCCGAGCCCAAGATACTATCCTTTCATAAATTCATGAATGAGAACGAGGAATCCGAAGAGGAAGATTGGACTCAAATGCTAGAAACGGTTTCACGAAAAGGACAGGGACGATCCTGACGAGATCGACCTGTTGGAATGGTATCTCATCACTCAATAAAAACATAATGACACATGATCAAAGGACCGATTAAGTACTTCAACGATTGGAAATTATTCGAAAGCGAACAGGGTGATCAGCCAGTTCAACCGGTGGATCCTAATTCAGCAGCATCTATCCTTGCCTCAGTAAAGGCTGAGGACGAAAGAACTGGAGTATCTACTGTTCCTGGGTACGATGCAGTAATGAAATGGTGGAGTGATGGTCACGGACAAAGCACGTTCTGGGCATCATTCATTAAGTCTCATGCTGAAAGCAAGTACGATAAAATACATTCACTATCTTCTGCTAAGTACTGGGCAGGACAAGGATCTAACCCACAAGCGGAACAGAAGTTCAATAGTTTCATTAAGGTCGTGGACGCTCTGATCGCAAAGAAAGCTGATCCAACTCTAGCTCCATACCAATTCCTTAACGATCTGGTGGAAGTGAAGAGACAGTTGGAAGAAAAAAGAAAGGCTGGAGTTCTAATTAGCCAGTATTCTGGAGAGTTCGGAAAGTTCATTCCGGCTTACTTTATGTCTCAACCTGGCGGAAACGTGGATCCTATCGTTCAGACCATACAGAATGGAACTGCTCAGGACCAGAAGTACATGCAGTACGTTGCCCTTATTAAGAACTTCCAGGCAAGAATAAATGCTAAACAGTCACCACCTCTCACCCAAGCTTTGTCGGAACTTACTGCTAAATTTCAAAAGGGTCCTGGAGAATTCGCAAAATGGACAACGTCCACTACCATTAGTTCGGAAGAAAAGAAACAGTTGCTCGCTAGCATTTCTCAAAAGGCTACCGCGTACTTGGAAAGAATGCAGAAGTACTCTCCAGAATCAAAGATCACAAATTTGAACTCGGCAATACTTGCGGCTACTGACTTATCGATAGCTCCAAATGGAGACAACATCACAATCATGCCAGCAGCAAAACCGGTAATTACAACGTCAATAGTGACCGGCCAGTATCCAGCAGTTCCAATAGTCGATGGAGCTTTTGATTCTCATTCAGAAGAGATGACTAAAGCTAAAGCCCTTTTTCAGGATAACGTTGCTGTTCTAAAACCAGAGAGCATTTCTGCTATCCAGCAATCAGTTGACGAAGCTGTGAAGCTAATAACTGAGCAGGGCGGAAAAATAAAGAATGTGACTTTATTTGGAGCAGCAAGCACGAGCAAAGTTCCAACGCAGTCGTACGCTGGCGGAAATAAGAAATTAACTACAGATCGTTTCAATGCTCTAATTGAAGCATTTAAGAAAGCATTCGAAGGAAAGGCTGAGGCCATAACGGTTGACTCAAGTCGGAGTAAAATAACTCCGGAACAGGGACCAGACTGGAACGATCAAGCTAGAGCAAAGTACATGCCAAACGGTCAGAAAACCCCTGAATACGAAACGACTTTCGGTCCATATCGATATGCTATCGGGTATTTTGAAATCCAATACGTTATAGAAACTCAAGAAGAAAAAACTTTCGAACCTTCAGTTCTTGCGGTTGGAAAATGGAAAGCTTTGATTGGTTGGAGAGGTGAGGGTATCAAGCTGAGAATTCCGCCAATCCTCACTATTAAATTACGGAACGGCAGCACACCAAGCGTACCAGGTAAATGTTCTCCATGGTAACTATTCGACAGTAGTTAACTGACTACCTACCTTCGTTCCAGCAACCATCGTTGCTACGACCAAGTAGCCAATCCCGTTGTTTACGTATTCGCCGCCAATATCGAAGCCTACGCTAGTAGTTTCAGGAATAGTCATTGCCATGTTATGACCAGGCGAAGATTTCCAACCATCGAATGCGCACTTAATATCTTCGTCAGTTACTCCGCTAACTCCGGAGGCTTTTGCATTACTGTGTAAGTCCCCGTAACAATTTTCGACTACTGAATACTGTCGTATCTTATCTCTGTAAAACGGGTCGATGATTTCTAATCTCGAATGAACACCAATGCCATGGCTGATTTTTTCGAATCTTTTCATCCAAGTAGATTGGACTTTCGCAGCCGAATCAAGAAGCGGATCGTACTGAACTGGTGTTAATCCCAAACTAATACGATAATCATTGATCAGCTTGAGAAACATTAGATCGTGCTTGTCCTGCGAAAAGGCTAACGATATGCTAGCCAAGACTAAGATGATTATAACGAGCGCTTTCTTCATGTGATTATTATACTACTACTTAGCCAAAAAAAGCCGGATATCCGGCTTTTTTCGTTACTGCGAGTTTACTTTTTAACCGGTGGAATTGGTTTTTCGGTTACCTTTCCTTTTTGATCAGTTTCAGCCATCTTCTTTATGTTCTTCTTGAAAAGTTCTGTCTTGGAAACTGGTTTTTCCTGTTTAACTGGGGCTTTTCTTGCTACCTCTTTTATTTTCAGGTTAGGAAATCCGCCAGTCTGTTTCTTTTTGCGACCTTCGAACAGAGGATCTTCTTCGTCGTCCGGTTCAGCTCTGAACGTCTTATCGACGTCTGCTAATGCTTCTGGCTCTTCAGGCACATCTCCGAATTCGTCCTTAGGCTCATTTTCGTACTGATCTACGAAATCATCTTCTTCCGTTTCGGTTTTTGATCTTCGAGCTTCCTTAGGTTTGAACTCGATTGAGTACGAAGCTTCCTTGGTAGTAGGATCGGCATCGTCCAGCGTTAAATTAACGTCATACGGTTTTCCGCTCCATGTTTCAAAACCGAAGTCCCTTAACGTTAGCTTGTCCGGTGCATACTGGAAGTCCTGATCGCTCAGCTTTACTCGAATGGTATTTCCTTCAACTCCGAGAATCTTGTGACCTTCAAAGTTTCCGTTGACTATTCCTGCTGCAATTTTGGAAACTTCTTCCGGCATTGCGGTTCCAACCTCAGCTGCTAAATCAGTACCAATTTCTTCATTTGCAAAATTTTCGTTTACGAATCCTTTGAAGTCGAGAATGAAAGTTTTCATGTGTATCAATGTAATTTTATGGAGAAATTATTTCTTTTTGTCCAAACCGAAGTTCTTTCTAGCTTGTTCGCTTTTTGACAGCTTAGGACCAGTTTTTCCAGCAGGTTTAGCAGGGTCCTTTTCGTCCTTACCGTTTGGTTTTCCGAATGCGAAAGGCTTACCTTTTTCTGTTGGTTTCTTTGCTCCCTTTTCAAAAGGCTTTCCGAACGGAGGTTTCTTTGCCTCTGTAATTTCGGGAAACTCGCTAGGCTTATCGAATTCTTGGGCAGCAGCAGTTAACTCTTCCTGTTTGGCGCCGCATTCTGCGCAAGTGCCATCTTCCATTATTGCTCCGCCACATTCACATGTAGGTTCTAGCATTTCATTTACGAATTGACCGAAGCCTAATACAAACTGTTTCATTATCGATTTATTATTTTACGGCTCTACGTCCGAATCTTCTGATGTTATTCCGAGCATCTCGTCATTGAACTTATCGTATTCGGCCACAGTGTCCTTCATCGTTTGATTAAGGGTGGTCAATTCTGCCTTCAACTCTTCAATTTTTTGCGTGTCCTCTTCGGATACTGAGTTTTGCCGAGTTTCAATAGGGATTCCCATGTACTCTTTCTGTTTCTCCTTGAATGCTTTTATTGCTTCCTTTCTGGCCTTATCAATTTCATCGAATCGATCGGCTTCGGAAGCAGGCGATTGAGAAGCATCTTCAACTGGTGGAACATCAGTAGGTGATGCATCCGATACTCCAGTGGTGTCTGTGACTGGTTGTTCTATTGGAGCAGCAGGAGGCGGAGCGACAGGATTAGTCGGATCGACCTGTTCTGATTCCTTTATCCACTCATCGTACATTTTAACTGAAACTGACATGTCGGTAACTCATTTTGTTTTATTTATCAGAGAGCCGAGAATAAATAACTGTACGATGAGCATTTTACTATTCGAACAGTGGGTCAATGAAAACTACCGACCTTTGCGTGTGCTTGACGACCTTGACATCAACCGTCGTTACAAGGGAACCAGGTATGAGTACGAGCTTTTTCCAAGGTTCAGGAGATTGCAATCAAGAATAAAGCAACTGGACAAAAAACCTGGAATAGAAGAATGGTTCAAAATGATGCAGAACTCGGACAACGAATTCTACTCAATGGTATTGACTGGCGCATTGGGTCAGCCGGACGTACGGGAACTATGGCGAGATCTAACTGGCCAGAGATCCTCAAGAATGAAGAAATACAATTTAGCTGAAAGCAATGAAACCTCGCAATCCACATAGAAAACCGTTACCTCCAGTGAAGAACGACAGACGGTTATTTTTTGGATGGAAAAATACCAAGTGGTTCATCACAGAAGTGGGAAACATGTACTCGAGCAAACCGTCGTACTTCTCAAAGAAGAGAATTGAATCTGGTGTGGCCTTTATCATCGGTCAAGCTGGTATGATCATGTTCTTACTGTTTAAGTACAAAACTCTGGACATGACCGATTTCATAATGTGGGCTTCTTTGGAATTCGCAGTTGGCGGATACATCACTTACCAAATTCAGAGACAGAGGCGATACGATTCGGATAACGGGTATGGAGATTATTACAATAACAATGGTTACTCTGACCAATCTAACGATCACGAACATCACGATCAATACCAACAGGATAATGATGGAACTACGAACGGCCCAATTTAAGGCTGTTTAGTCAGCAGAATCCTGTCCAATTCATCAATCCAAGCGAACATTTCTTCTATGAGCATCGGCCCACTGTGAAGGCATGAGTCATCTTTTGCTTGCAAAGATTCGGTTACTTGCATGGAAAGTGATACCTGAGAAAGAATGCAATGAATTACTTCGAATAACATCCACTTCATCACTCCGTCCAACAATATTTCTTCGTTCGTTATGTCAGTGTATTCCATGAAAAAGTCAATGCCGAAAGGTAGGGAACACCAGGCTCTAACGTCGAACGAGGTCAAATGGTAAACTGATTCTTCTTCTATCTCATCGTCGATTTTCAATCCCATCATTACTGGGTAAACGCTAAGGAAGTCAGTATTATCGTCCTTTATTGGAGTTACTTCGCCTATTTTGAAAAGGTAAACGCAATTCATTGGAACCTTTGGTTTCTTCTCTAGCGGTTTTTGTAAGACAGCATATATGTCCTTTAACTGTATACCTGCTAAACTATTAGAGAATATTTGTTGCAACTGGTCAGCGTACGGTTCAAGCAATCGTAGTATGTCGCAAGTGGATAGTTCGCCTTCGATTTGAACCGAATACGGTAAGTACCAAGATATTGGCAACTGGGCTTCAGCAATCTCCTTATCGATCCATGAAGCTGACTGTTCGTCCCAGAAGGAAAAGAAGATCCCCTCCTTTTTTAGAGTTATCTTTTGCATCAAGTTTATTTATAAGATCGAATAAATAATCAGAAAGATCAGACCTAATGATCAATTCCTTTATTCAATTGGTTCATGAATCAGCAGAAGTTAGTGAAATGGGGCTAAAGAATATCGAAACTCTTACTAACAGTGAACTTGGTCCAATACGAAAATTCACGTTAGTGTTAAAAGAGCTTCTCACCGCAATGCGAGCAATGAAAGGTTCCGACATCGTAATGGAACAACAATCAAACCAAAGAAGATACTATCCAAGGTTACCACAGAATGTAGTTGCTCTGATGAGAGAGCTGCAATCAGTTGATCAAGGAAAGACCGATGCCACCATCGGTAATTGGAAGGACTTAGACCCAGATAATTGGGACACAATCTATTTCAAAACGGACGCACCTGATTTGTATCAGAGAAGCCATTTTCCAAATGGTGGAATTCCAGTTAGTTTGCGTGGAATAGGACTCGGTGGAAAATTATATCGAGCCTTAGTAAAAAAAGTCGGATACATTTCTTCTAATACTAGCGGTACTCGAGAGAAGGATAATGCATGGGGAACTCTATTATCATTCAAGGGAAATCCAGACGGAACTCCTTCTAGCGAAGATGTTCATGGAATAGTCGGGCCTAGCAGTTGGATGGCAATTGATAGGAGTTTGCCTGATAACAAGAAAGCTGAAATTGCCATGAATTTCATAAATGGATCAATTAGGCCTCGCAATACTGACCCAAACGAATTCGACATGGACGATGATTTGCTGGATGTTTTACCTGACGATTTTTTATCCGGCCTGAGTGGAGCTTATTTAAGATCTTTGGTTACTCGCGGTAGGCTTACCCAGGAACGCTTGCACCAAATTGAATCTTCACGTGGAGAAGCAGAACGTCGTGAACGCGAAAGAATGGAAACTGCCGCTGCTGCTGAGAGGGAAAGATTGGCTAGGGAAGAACGACTGACACGAAAGAGACTCATTGCAAGGATTGCACGGTTCGGTGCTGATCCGGACGCCGATTGGGATCTTAGGGATTACATTGTCGTGAAGCAGTACCTGTACCAAGCAGATTACGAACTGTTGCCAATTCGAAGAGTTGAGGCTATCCGTAATGGCGAGTATGTTGCAGTTAGTATCAAAGACGCGATTAGACTTCAAAATAACGAAATAACTCTTGACCAGTGCGGTGATACTCGAACTACTCGCGATAAAACGCGTTGGGTAAAAGTAAATCTTAACGAAATTCCAGATCTTGACAATGTAAACTTGAGTCCACCAGAAAAGAGATACATTGAATCTCAATTGAATCCTGACGTAGCTGCAAGAATACAAGCAGAAAGAGACGAAGAAGAAAGATTAAGAAGGGAAAGAGAGCGCGAAGCAAATGCTCCTAGAGTTACTGCGAATAGACCTGCTGAAACTTTTGGAATGGTTCCATCTGGCGGAGCAGAAATTAAAGATTGGTTAACTGATCGCCCAAATCATTCAACTTACCAGAACACATTGAGACTGTTCAAGGATCCAAGGTTCGTTCGTGAAATGCGATTCATTGTTCTTGGCCCTCCACAGAGAGCCGCAATGCGAAATTCTTGGGGAATTCCGGTGTTCATCCCTTGGATAAGAAACGGAAGAAACGGAATGCGGCCTATCATGACGATCGACGAATTGAATGGGTCAGCTCATCCGCATCTCACGAATGCAGTTACAGGATTCGAACTGGAAGGACCTTTTTCTGGATTGGGACTGACTGCTTATCCTTTAGCTGAAGTAACGATTGCTGATAAATTGGGAGCTAGAGCTGGAGAACACTTCTATGTCGCTGCTCATCAGAACACGTACGGAATAATTGCTAAAAGCGATTATGGAGCAGTCAATACGAATCGTCAGAGATTCATCTACATAAAGGCATACGGTTTTGCCGGTCGTAGCGTATCGGTTAGGCTCGATCTCCTGAGAAAGCTTGGAGCCCCTGTTGAAGTGTAATGGGTGGATGTAATTCGTAGAATTTCGTTAACCTATCTTTGAATTGTAAGTAGTAATCCCTAATGTCACGAGCTTGCATTACGAAAGTTTGAGGCTCGTGAGTCTTTTCGTTAGAGATCAAAATTCGACAAACTGTTGTTTTTATTTTCATCCTATCCCAAACTGCAATGGCATATGCTGCAACTTGAAGCTTGTAATCGGTGATCCATGCTTCATCCTTTGGTTTCTTTGCAGTCTTGAAATCTATGATAGAGTATTCGTTCGTAATTAGTTGGGATAAATTATCGAGAGTTCCTGCATATCCTCCATCTCGAGCAGTCCATAGGAATTTTTCCTGAGCGATCACTACGTTAATATCGTTGAACGATCCGGCCCTAATGTAATTGTAAAAGAGAGCTCCACCAACAATCTTTGCACGATTGTCGAATTTATCGATCTCATCGTCCAATCTTGATAGGGATAGGGTTTCGTTTAATCGGTCAGCAGTGGATAGTGATAAAGGTAGGTTCAAGTAGATTTCACAAAGCCTGTGCATGACAGTTCCGCGTTTAGTAGCATCAGTGCTTACTTCATGAGCTTTCTTCTCGCCGATCCTGCCCTTCCATTCTTCTAGCCATTCCTTATCTGCAGTCTCTCCGAGGACCGAGGTCACACTCGGGAACGTTCCGATATATGTATCTCCATCCTTTACTTGATAGTACCTGAAACCATTAAGGGTGACTCTTTTTATTGTCTCACTCATTCAAATAAATAATTTAGTTAGCAAAGATTCTAGTACAAAAAATAGAGAAATAGTTTACATGAGCAATCCCTTGATCGAAAAAGAACAGAACAAAAGCTTCGTTGACTGGCTTACTGGTAAGAAGGAAGTTGGCGAACCTGCACAAGCCGAACAGGGTAAACCTTCTGGCATGATGGGCGATAACGTAGAGCAATTTTACAAGGACCTCGAAGATTTCGCAAGCTCAGGAAAAGCAATGACGGTTCAGAGCAAGGGGCAAATGACCTATTCTAAATTAGTGGAAGAGATTCAGTTGGCTTTGGAATTATTAGGTTACAAGCTGCAAAGATTCGGAGTCGATGGGTTATTCGGTCCTGAAACTGCTCAAGCCATTCAGAAATTCAATGAAGACACCAAAGCTAATCCAGTAGACGAAGCCATCATTAACTTCAAAGATTTTACGTCTCATATTTACGAAGCGACGGAACCAGAAGTAACTGTCATTGACTCCGATTTAATTCGTAGATTGATCGTCAACTTAAAGAATCGCAATTTTTCGCAGGCAGCAATCCAGAAACACGCTAGGCCACAGGGAGTTACTTTGACTTCTGAAGAAGACGAAGAATTTTACAAGGCAATTCTAAAGGGAATTGGAGCAAATGAAACTCCAGAAAAGATAAAGTTCCTAAAGGCTTGGAGACAGGGCGAAGGTGGAAAGGCCAAGAACAATCCGTTCAACACGACTAAGGACGTGAATGCCGGCGGAGTTTCGAATTACAATTCCGTTGGGGTAAAGAACTACCCAGATAGGCAGACCGGATTGAATGCTACCATTTCGACATTACTTCTTCCTTACTACAAGAATTTGGTAGCCTTATTGCAGAATGATAACGTAACTGCTGATCAATTAGCAGCATGCCCAGACCTTCATACTTGGGGAACTGGCGATAATGCTAGAAATGTTTTGGCTTCACGGAGTATCAATCCTCCGCCAATTTATGCCTGAGACTCGACAATAATATCGTCGAAAACTACCGGAACCCTTTTCTTTACTTCGGCCAAAAGCGGTATCATTACCTCTCTCATTTGTGGGTGTGCAGCAGTGGCAGTCCTCTGCTTAAAAATAGTTCGCCATTCACGGAAATTAGCAGTGACAACGATCTCAGTTTTTAGAGAATTCGGAAGAACTGCCCTAGCTTGCTGAGGTTGCCAACCGGCAGCTATCAATTCTAAGTAAGTTTTTTCGCTTTCGAGCAACGATTTTGCCCATTTGAGATCAAGGAGATTGGAGAATTGAACGTCCTTATTCCATTCGAAATTTTCCAATGTGACTGAACCTTCCTGAGTATTCGGCATCCAACATGGAATGACGAACGTTATTTCGTTGTCGAATTTATCCTTTGAGTAATTGCAGTACCTCGTACTTTCCTGGGAAAATGATGCAAGACGATGACGAACGATTTCGTGAGATACTCCACGATCGATTATGAATTTTACGGTCATTGATGCATGTTCTATCACCGATTCGTGATGCCTTCCCAGAATCATCTTTATGAAAGCTTTTGCAGATTCTTCGGTCATCTTATCCTCGCTCTTGTAACAGGTTCTTCCTGCCAATTCGATAAGCTTAAGTAAGTACTCAGTGTTCAGATCGCTGAGGATCTCGTACGATGGTTTAACTAATTTCATTAGGGTTCTGGCTATTTTTTAGACCTATGAATTTGAAGGTCTTTCCTTTATTTTCGTCGAAGTTCAAGCTTCTGAACGGTTCGCTATTTCCACCAAATTCCCAGATCTCTCCGTCCTTTGGCGCTGGTCTATCGTATTCTGCTCTCAGTATTTCTAGCTTACGATTTAGAAATGCAATATCGTGCTGCAATTTCAGAGATTTCCATTCTGCATCCAATTGATCAATTACTGGGTCGTTGAAATTCTTGGTGACTCCCGTCTTATCGAACATGATCCAGTGATTGGAATTCATTATGTTCCATCTGGTTCCAGTAGTAAGTTGGTAAAGAAACAGAAGACGAGATTCTGTTATTTCACCGTGATCAGAAATTAGACGATTGAAGACCAGGTTTCCCAGATCGATTAAGTCCTTCATTGTTCTCTTCGATTTTTTTCTTCAACCAATCGTACTGAACTGGTTTGTAATCAGTTAAACACGCTGCAGCAGAGTAAGCATTCTTGATTGGGTACACGTTCTTGTGAGTGTGCCCATAAATGTGATAAGTATCTCGGAAAGCTCCGTTATGTTCAGCTATTGGGTAATGAAATAGGACCAACTTACGAAGGTAATCGTAACCGATTGGATAGTTGGTAACTTCCTTGCACTTCACAAAGATTTCCTTGTAAGAAGAGAACTCGATTATGTTCGCTACTCTCTTCAGTTCTCGTTGCCAGGCTTCATCCACATGATAATCGTGATTTCCCCAGATCCATACTATTTTTCCAGGAAGATCCTTGAAACATTCCTTGACGTAACTCAATTTGGTTCGTGGCATTGCTGCATCTCCCAAAAAGAATACTGTGTCAGTTGGCTGAACTAGAGAGAACCAGTTACCAATGATAGTCTTATCGTGTTCTTCGATGTTAGCAAATGAATGACGACCTTCTTCAAACTTCAAAACGTTATCGTGTCCGAAGTGGAGATCGCTAATGAACCAGGTGTCGGCTGGTTCGAATACTTGATTTTCGTTAAAATGTGACATAATACTAACCTTATACTCGGATTTTAGAAATCGGTTTATTGGGATAAATAATATTCCGGTCTAAACCTAGTCAATTAGGCCGAGTAGAATAACAAAATTATAAAAACGAACGACATGTATTACTTAGTGAAAATCAGGTTCGAAGCGGACCAAGAAAATGGAAAGATCAAAAAAATTCGCGAACAGCATTTGATTCATGCTGAATCGGTTGGTGCTGCTGAAAAGAGCGCTCTGTCAAGGTTCGGTGGTGGAATCTCTCCGTGTTACATCGAGAGCGTCCAGGAATCGAAGATCATGAGCGTGATAGAATAGACTCTTCGCAATGATCTAAGTTGGTGAACCTGCTTCCATCGAGAAGCTTCTACCCAAAAGCCGGATATTTGCAAGTAAATCAGTTTACTAATGAATCCGGCTTTTTTTGTGTGTGCCGGCTCGAGTGACATAAAAAAAGGTCAGCCTCACGGTGACCTTTTTTAATATCGTTCAGCAGAACGTACGGAAGGAATAGGGTTTACCTCCAGTTTGATACTATGCTACAAGTTTACGACGACCTTCAACTCCCTCTGTCGAGGGCGACTCAAAACAGGTTAGCTGCCAGTCTGAATCGCTGTCGTGTCACCACAACAAATTGAGTGCCTTATCCCACACAGCTGAGAATTATTCGGCCACAAGACGGGGGTCTTGTATACCCGTACGTCGTTTGCAAGATACCATTGGATTATGCATCCAGTATATCTAAATCAAAACCTCGAGTTCCGATGGTTAGTCGGTTCACGGCGACCGCTTAGTCACTGTCTTCATGCGGGGCATCCCCCTAACTCGAACCGTTACTCACTTTTGCAATATGAGTTGTTCCAGCACGCACTAGGACCAGATTCATGACTCCCTGATCCCTCTGCCAAACGCAATAAAATAAATAACTTAAAAATGTATTTGAAGTATGTTCGGAAGTAATTATACCCAGCTTTTAGAAAACGGTTTTGAAAAAGTTTAATTTTTTGTTGGGTAAGGTGAAGTATCGCCGCGTTCCTTTCTGCGAAGGACTGCCATTTGACGGTCTGATGCTCTACCGTGCTGCTTCTTCATGATCGTGTCAAGAACTTCTCCTAAGTACTTATCTCCGTAAACTATGGCGCGCCAGTACTTCTCAGATTTTATTTCATGAGGAAACTTGTTCTCGTTCAAGAATTCTTCTACGGATTTAACTGGATTTCGCATGCTCTTCTTCTTTTTTGAGGCGCTTAACGTTTACTCTATACCGATAGCGAGAGTAAAACGATAGTCCAAAGAACAGCCCCGCTATACAGTACATAATGAAATTGGCGTACCAAAGACTCCCAGTCTGAACGTAGAACCAATACTGAACGGCATCGAACCCAAATGGATTGAAGAACAGACCGATCATCATCGCCCAGTTCGCTAGATTGCCCAGTCTCTTTATTTTCTTTTCTTTCAAGGTCACTATCCATGGCTAATTACGTTTTCAGAGCTTCCGAAATTTACGGGCTAGGGAGATCCATCTCTTGATCTCAATGTTATTTATCACCACTTGCGTTCGCCTTCGTCTAATGCGCAATGAAATCCCTGAAGTCTTGTCTTAGCTTCCAAGAAACATCCGCATATTTTGCACTGAACGAAGGTCGCATTGTAATGCTCGCAGGTTTTGCAAATGTTCAGCCTACGAGTTTTCTCCGTTTCGGAAACAAAAACTTTATCGAGAATTCGACTTAGGAAAGTTGGTTGAGGTTGGGGTTTTCCGGCTCCTCCGCAGCAGTGATCTGACATCAGTATTTGGCGTACATTTTTTCTTCTACTAGTTGTGAACCAGTATCTTTATTTATAGCTCTTTTGATTGCAGATCTATCATCATTTGTGAAATAAACTGATCTTGCCAATTCGATGAATTCATTGTCGAATTCTTGCTTTGCTTCCTTCGTCCTGATCGCATCTTCGATGTCCCATAACTTTTCGTTCACCACCATTAGCTGTATGTAGAACTCGTATATGTCAGGCTTGTGCCAAAATGGTTTAGCTGATTCCAATAGAAGATCTCTTTCGACTTCGGTATTTTTTAACTGATCAGGATTCGTAAGTTTCTTGAGTTTTAATTCGAGAATGCTGAGCTTATCAAGCAATTCTCCATTGGAAATTTCGACTAACATTGTTTACAACCATTTTTTTATTGACTCCATGACTTTCTCTGGAGTTATTGACGTGTGACATTCGAATTGACGTGGCGTGCCCTTATACACTGGACACCAAAACCAGTCCTTACTGACGAAATCGAAATCAACTCCAACTCTATTCCAACACCCATGGCATACGGCCCTATTGATTATTCTAACGTAAGTATCATCAGCTAAATCGAATTCGTACCAATCTTCCGAAAAATTAGAAATCATCGCAACTCGTTGCCCAAGACCGTGAGCCAACCACGCTAAACCAGAAGAAAGTCCTACGAAGAATTCTGCATGCTCGATGTAATTTATCGTGTCGAGAAGCGAAAGGCCAAGTCTTTTCACCGATTTTTTCGGTATTCCATTGTAGTACGGAGGATTACCATACAGTTCGTCCTTTTCCGTGACCACTGGTGTGATGCCAGCCTTGCGTAACATATCACATAAGGCGTTCCAATTTGGCGCTTCCTGCATCACCTTTGTACCACCTGGATGATTCCAGTACTTCAGTTGAGATGTTGAATGCACACCGATTACTGCGTACTTGCCCTTAATTGGTCTATCCTTCTTGAAACTGTCTACTTTCGGGTGAATATAGACAGGATCAGAATAACCTAGCTGTTCCGCGAAATTTTGCTGAATTGGTTTGGTCCAACTGTGCATAAGGTTTATTATGCGATCTATGCCAGACGGTATTTCATTCACGTACTTGATGTTAGGAAACGACCTAGCAAAAAGGTTCTGGTGATAAGAATTTCCAAGCAAAGTTAGAACCTCATCACCAGATTCGATCGTGTACTTATTAACATAGGGCATTGCAGCGATAGCATCGCCCAATGGGTACCCCATGTTTATCAAAGTTTTGCTCATTACATATAGAGACGTTTTTCGTAGTTGTCAGTTGCTGCACGAATTACTCTGATCACGTCAATTGCATCCTGCACTGCATCGTGCGTTACTTCTCCGCTCAGTCCAGCCCTGCGAATGCATTCGTTCAGGTTCGGAAGTCTTTCGTCTTCTTTCCAGTGAGTGAAGAATTCGGCTGGGTCAATGATGCGCTGAGCGAACTGAATGTAATTCGACCAGCTTGGAAGTTTCTCAAGGAACTTCTTGTCGAACGATGCGAAGTTCTTTCCGGCAACGTTTACCGTTATCTGCTCAGTCCTCGATCCATGGTTCGGATAGATTCCATTTGCTGTGAGCCATATCCATAGGGATTTTGCGACCATTCCCTCTCCCATGATGTGATTGGTCTTACGGATCTTTTCGCGATCTTCTTTCCTTGCAGTTTCAAGAGAAGCCAGGATTGCGATAATCCAGTTGTTCATGTTGAGAGCGAACGGTTGACCCTGATAAAGCTGGTGTTCGACTATGCAGGAAAATCTTGGAAGTTCTTCTAGCGGTTTCAAATCCAGGGTGTCCTCTATCACAGCTCCAACTTGGAGAATCTGACAGGTTTCGGGATCCAATCCAGTACTTTCAATATCAATCGATACATATTTCATTGTTCTGTAGTTTTTTATCAGTTCGACAAGGATGTCTCCATGACACGATTTCGGTTTGCACCAACAGCCAAGAGTCTTTCCTTCCAATTCTTTAAGATCTTGCAACAGTTGAGGTTGGTTTAGGATCCAATTCCGATACGCTTCTATTGCTTCTTCCCGAGTTTCCACCCTGAATTCTGCACGAGTGCTATCTTTCAGATGAGTGAACGGATTCCCCCATTTACTAGGGCGCCCTATGTAAACATCATAGGGCTCCTTTTTGCAGTGTACTACTCGAGTTTCCATTAGAAAGGGAGGTCGTCCTCCGGTTCAGCTGGTGCGATTGCTTCCTCATTCGCTTGGACCGGATGCGCTTTGTCAGGAAATAAATCCGGATCTTCGAACACGTCGGTAACTTCGGGAGCTGCTTTCTTTTCGCGGAAGATTCTCCATGCTTCGAGAGCATTGAAGTACTTTCCGTTCCATTCACGGCCCTTCACTTCGAAGGCAACACGAACAGTGTCACCAACGCCGAATGAATCAATCATATCACACTTGTCCTGAACGAGTTGGAAGATAATTTTTTGCGGGTACTTGCCATCAGTTTCGATGACGAACTCGCGTTTACGGAATCCTTTGTTGAAGGACTGGGCCGGAAATACTTCAAAGAGAATCCCGGTTAATTCAAGTTGATCTGCCATAAATTAATGTTTTTTCCAAATGAAAGTGTACGCTTGTTTACGAGAGCCTCGTAAACAAGCAGAAATGTTAGAAGACCATGATGGATGAATTTCTCTACGTTCCATCATATCTTTCCATGTTTTTATTAAAGTTCCATCTATTAAAAATTGATCTATTCTTTATTATTCTCTTATCATGATCAAAAATCACTATTACAGATGCGTACATCGTAATCTGTGAAGTTCTTGAAGTCAAGGTCATCTGCTTCTAACCTTCTTTGCACGGTATCGCCCGGCATTGCGCGTTTTTCGAGTCGTTCCTTACGAACTTCCCAAGGAATATCCAAGTAAATGACTAGGCTCTGTTTTCTGTCCTCCGGTTTTACGTGAGACAGTCCAGCAGGAGTCATGATGAATATGTCGTCCGTATTGAACTGATCTTTTGTTGTTCCGTAAAGCCAGTTATTGAAGTATACGTACTCGTAAAAGTCTCCGTGGTCAATCATCCTCTGAGCAAGCTCGTTATTGATGAAGTAATAATCCTTTCCGTGAACTTCACCGGGTCTTGGAGGACGAGTGGTCATGCTGATAGACTGTTTGAAACCTCTCTCAATGAATTTTTCGCGCAAAAAATCTTTTCCTGAAGCCGCTCTTGCGACTAAAATAATTCTCTTGTGCATTGACTGTGACGAGATATTTTTTACGAACTCATCGAGTTCCTGTATTCTCTGATCAAGATAGTGATAGTAACGTTTCTGTGCCCAATCCGTATGGAAATGCATGGACATCATGAACGCTCTCTGCTTCGGAATAAATTCTAGAAGTGGAATCCCAAGTTCTACAGACAGGCCTTTAACAACATGGTCAATGAACGTATCCTCCGTCCACTGAAGCAGATCAGCATCTCGGATGATTTGCTGACACTGATTCAGGTCGGAATCGTCAATGACATAAGGGTATTGAGTTGCTGAGATTATGGTTTCGACCGCTTCCACATCAATCGGCACTGCACATAGAGGTTCAGTGTTCTTTGTGAATAACGTATGAACTCTGAAAATCTGTTTAGCTTTGATGACGTTAAGGTGGTCATTGGTTCCAAAATGCCCGAAGTCATGGTACATCGCCGCAAGCAATAATAATCGAGTATCAGATTCACCCAGGTTAACGGATTTTGCTATTTCATAGCAATACTTTACCATACAGTGAAGGTGAAACAGGTTATGATACGGTTTCTCGTTTGACGGGTTATTGGTCTCGACCATTTCCCAGTACTTCTCGATTCCGTACTCTCTTGCTATTGTTGGTATGTTGTACTTTAGTTTCATTATGCTCTTGGCTGTGTTTCGATTTGTTCCATTGCTGCAACACCCATCGTTGTGATCTTGCGAATGATTGTCATAGCTCTTTCTTCATATTCAGGGAATGATTCCCTTGTGCAGATGTGAATGCCTTCGGTCAGGTAATCCTGCATGTAAAGCAGCCATTCTTCCGGCGAATGCTGATGATTGTTAACGTCATTGACCCATCTTTTATCCTAGTATACTCTTTCACCATCGATGAGTTCGTAAACCTTACTCCTTTCCATTGGTATGGATTATTTTAGACGGTTCTCTCTCCGTCGTAAATCGCTTTGACAACCGGGAACCTGAGAGAATTTTTTCCGTTCTGGTCCACCGTTTCTTCAAAGTACTGAACGGTAATTGTTTTACCTATAAGTTCGTTCGGGTTTTGGAAATAGTGACGTCTTTGTTCGAGCGACCATCCTGAACCGACGTCCACCGGACAACCTTTATGCAAGATCTTGGCGTTCTTAAGCATTTCTTCTTCAATTTCTTGACCTTCTACGATTACCCGGCAGAATGCCATTTCGCAATCGATGACCTGGTACTCAGCATCGTGCATCTTTTTTACTTTGAGGAGGTTACGTGAACGTTTTCCTTCGTAACCGACGTTCTTACGAAGCATGATACCTTCGTATCCCATGGCTGCGGCGTCCGCAACGAGAACTTCGAAATGATCCTGGTTCTCAACGAGAATCTGCGGAAGAACTTCGGCATACTTGAGTTCAGCTCCGAACATCATGCCGTTCAGCATTACTTGGCGGGCAACGAATGTCGTGTCTCCGAATCCGCGTTCGAACTCGTCAAGTGGAATGAAATCGAACATGTAGTACTTCGGAGCTTCGATCGTATGATCTTTCTTTCCGATCTGCTTGAGGATTCCCTGGAAGTCTTCATTTCCATTTTCTCCAATTAGACAGATTTCTCCATCAAGAACTACATTGCGAAGGTTGAGTTTCTTGAGGTCCTCAGCAAGTTTTGACAGGGTGAAGAACTCTTTTCCTTGACGTGAAAAGAACCGAATGCCTCCAGCTGCATCGATCACGGTAGCGCAACGACAACCGTCGAGCTTACGAGAAGCCCACCAAAGTCCCTCGTAAAAGTTGACTCTCTTTTCGTTTCCTTTGTACTTCTCAGCCAAAGCGACTTCGAATAGTGGAACGGTTCCGGGCATGATCTCATTGATGATGGTTGCTGTGGCCCTCGTTTTGAGGTTGCGATCGAACACCTGGTAGATGACGTCAGCGAATTCCGGATAAGAGTTGATGAAACCATTGACTGCTGCTACTACGTCATGCCCTGTGATGCGGCGTGCGCTCAGGTCATTTAAGAGGGTGAACAGATCTGTGTACCCTGCAGTTGACATGTGGTTGTTCTTGCGGAGGTTGTCCGAGCTGACATAATACTTCTTGAATGGGGTGTAAACGTAATTGAAAAGGTTTCTCAGGAAAGGAGTGTCGTACTTTTTGAGAATTTCTTTCTTGGCGTTTGTCGATGATGTGGCCTTCATTTCATCGATGAAGTTCGCCACGTGTCTGAGGTCGTTTTGCATGTAGGTATTATACTACAAACCGTTCCTTTGAGCACAAAAAAGCCGCATTTTGTGCGACTGATTTGTAAAGTTTATAGAGATTGGAATTGGCTCCCAATTCCATTCGATTTTAATAATGTATTCAAATGAGCAACTTCGTCTCTATCTAATTCCTGGCCGATCCAGTAAGCTAATGAACAATCATTGGTGTATTTTCTGTTTGCTGCTTCGGATTTGAATTTTGCAAAATCTGTTACGTTTCCTGCGCCGTACGTGTTGTACCCCATTTTCAGGCTTCCAAAGTACTTTGCAAACTTCGTGAATTCATCCTGACTCTTTATTCCAGTGAATACATCAATTATTCCTTCTTCGTCTGTTCCCATGTCCTGCATAGCTTTCAAAAGTTTAAGAGTCAAATCGTCAAACTTTGCTGGATTTGCAGGTTGCACTGCTGGTTTTGGAGCGGCAGGTTTTGCTTGGCCACCGGCTGCTGGAGTGGCTGGAGCTCCTTTGCTTCCAGTTGCAGTGAATTTCGTGGCAGTATTCGTGTAAGAAACAATCCCAGTATCTTCAGCAACTTTCCATTCGACTGGAACCTGTGCGCCCTTTATTGTCAAAGTCAAAGTCCCCGTGTAAACTGGAGGATTAGCATTGACTTTAGCAACAACATCATTTTTCAATTGGTTCCAAGCAGTAGTAGCTTCTTGGTTGGTTCCTGTTCCGGACTTGGCTGCCAGAACTCCCGATAATGGATCAGCATCTTCTGTGATCATCTCAGAAGATTCGTTTATGAGAGCGAATCTTTTTAATTCAATGTCTCTGGCATAAGTGCTCATGTTTATCATATTCGTGTCGTATGTTTTTAGAAGTACAAATTCGGAACTTTAGGGTTATTCGTTTTTACCGAAACTACCTGAGCAACCGGAGCTGCCGCAGCGACTGGACCAAGAGCAGCATTTAACTTATCTGAAATTTCCTGAGTGATTGCCGTTATTGGAGTATCCGGAGTTCCTATTACTTGTGCGATAGCCTTAGCAGTATTGTCTCCGAATTTACCGTCAGCTCCGCCTCTTTGTTTTAGCGTTTCAGCAGCAGGTCCGCCCTTAGTAATGATTCTCTGTTGCAATTCTTGAACAGATTTGTTGAACTGCAAATTCTTTGCGATGTTGGCGTAAGATGGGCCAGTCGCAGGAGGAGGTGTTGCAGGCGGTGGAGTCGCAGGAGGAGGTGTTGCAGGTGGTGGAGTAGCCGGAGGCGGAGTTTCCTGTTTAGGTTCTTCAATTTTAGAAGATGCATCGAGCATGGATTGCAAATCGGCTTTCACTTCTGCACTGCCTATTGTCGATGCATCGTAAATCTTTAGATCTTCAAATAGAGGCATCGTAACTTCTTCCTTTACTGTTGGCACTGGTTGATCAGGAGTTGCGTTTGCTGCAGGGGTTGGAGTTCCATCAGGAATAGTAGCGATCGCAGTAGCCGATTGTAATTGATCCGGCGTGAAATGATTTCCCTGATAGAACGAAACAGCACCCGTGTAAACGTAATCACCAACTGCTCTTGTCTGATCCTTCTTAATGTCGATAACCCCAACCATGTCAGATTTCAATTGACCACCAGTTACTTGGCTGCTAATCATTGATGTGAGTTCATCGATAGCTTTCCTTTTTGCAGCAGTAGGATCGATTTCTTCCGAGTTCACGTACTTAAAATCGAATTTCAGAACCTCGCCCTTATTCGTGTCAGGTGTGCCCATTGCGATCTTAATCTTAGTATTGTCTGTGACCTGTTTACCGCGATTGTCATTGTACACGGTCTTTTCTTTGTGACGATCCTCTTCCACCGTTGAATTATCAGTCGATTCGTTTAATGACCTCTGATATTCGGCGAAACTTTTTATCTTAAACTCGCTCATGTATGTTTAGTATTTTTGAAGTTCAGAATTATTTATTCGCGCGAAGTTCGAATAAATAATAACCCATGAACAAGTACATATTCGAATTCGCACAGTACGACAACCGACCTAAAGTTGAACAGTCATTTGGGATCCTCGGTGATATAGGCAGACGCTCCAAGTTTGGAGAACAAACTAGCTACTTCAAACGTTTGCTTGAACAAGCAGATAAGCTAGGAATAGATGCATTCGTGTTCACGGATTTCAATTCTGCTGGTGTTACTGGTTGGAAACTTCAGCACGGCCAATGGGTCGCAGAGCAGAGAGCTCTTCCAAAAGTTTTTTACAATCGAAGCTTTAGTAGGAGAAAGAATCTCGGAGGTAAGTCAAGCACACAGTACTTGACAGAAATGGGATGCATTCCTTTGAATTCAGCAGGTTTCAGGAAATTAGCCCTAGACAAGCACATGACTTACTCTAGCTTGGTGAGCGAAAAACTTGGAGAACTAGGTCTTCCGTACACTGAAAAATTCAAACCGGAAAGTTTAGTTCCATTTATGACTGAACGAGCTAATGCAATACTTAAGCCAAGATTCGGTTCTGGAGGAAAGGGCATTATTAAGCTTAGCAAGAACGGCAAAGGTTATGAGCTTCAGTACAAGGATAACGTTCTTACTTGTCCAGAAGACCAACTGCTCGAAAGAATTGAATCCATTAGGCAGAAAATGAAAACAGCGGACCGTCTCTACATAATTCAAGAGTACATTGCCCTCCCTAAATTCCAGGATTCAGTTTTTGACGTTCGAGTAATTTACCAGAAAGGGCCAGATGGAAAACCGTATAGGACCGGAATGGCAGCCAGGGTTGCTGCTCCTAACCGAGTGACTGCAAACTTACATCAGGGCGGAGGAAAAGCTCCATTGAGCTCAATATTAGAAAGTCTATTCAATCAGGACATGAACGGCCCAATCGCAAATTCTATTCGTGAGTATTCAAAAAATATCTTCGAGATCCTCGATAAAAAAGTAGGTCCAATCGGAGAGGTCGGAATAGACTTTCTGATCGATCAAGCAGGAAAGGTACACCTAGTGGAAGTAAATTCCGTTCCCGGGCGGAATCTGTTCAAAATATTGCCGAAAATTCGAGAGGCGGCCATCCGCCGCCCGGTCGAGTACGCTAAGTACTTACTGACCAAATAGAAAAAGAGAGCAAGTTGCTCTCTTTTTCTGTTTGAACTGGATGTTCGAACTATCTTCACTATAGAATTTCAATAGCGTCTCCGCTTTTCAGCTTCGTGTGTGCCTGCTTTCTCTCATTCATGTCCATATCAACGTACTTTTTCCAGTACTTTTCGCAGACATCATTCATAAAATAATAAGCATCGCTGTTGGTCATGTAAAGGTTGAAGGATTCAAAATCGGAAATCTTCGCCATGTGACAAATACTTTCCAGTGTCAAGTATCTCTTGTTGAATCCCATGTTCCTTATTCTTCTTTTTCAGCAGGGGCTTCCATTGTCTGAGGAGTGGTGTCTGGATTGTGGTCCAGTTTAGCATTCGCTTTTTCCATTTCGCGAAGCATGTTGATCTGTTCGTCAAGCGACCTCAGTTCCATCATGACATTGTTCATGTTCATGGCGATACGGAAGAGTCTCTGTGCGGCTTCGAGGCCGGAACAGGTATGACGGTTGATGAAGAATGCGCAAGCTTCGATTGCTGCGGCCTGGACAACGATTGCGTCTGTCTGCTTTTCTGCTTCCTGACGGGCAACTGCTGAAGAGAAGCCGAGGAAACAATTCATGAGCATGAAAGCTTCGTTCGGTCCGGTAACTTCGAATTTTCCCTGACAAGCATTCTTAATCCACTTGGCATCGGCTGCTTCCATTTTGACCTGCCAGAAACCGGTTCTGCGAGCGATTATTTTTTCGAGTTCGGTCTTTCCTTCATCGGGATCGACTGCTTCAGTTGGAGGAGCATCTCCTGGGTCGGTTGGTAAAATTTCTTCGGCAGAGTTCTCTGAACCTGGAACGATTTCTGGAATAGTCGCGGTTTCGACAGTATCTTCCTGATCGCCAACTGGAATCTGGTCAGTAATAAGTTGTTCGGACATGTTGATTTGAATTTATAAGTTTGTACTTAGAAATGAATTCAAAGTTTTCGAATTACAGCAAGTAAGGACACTTTTTACCGAATTCGTCACGGTTAATGTACTCTGTCAAGTATGGAATTAGACTATTGGTTTCGATATGGTGTTTGAACCATTCCGGCATGTGTCCTATAAAATTCTCGTACACAGTAAAGTATAGGTGAGCTAGTTCAGGCTTCTTCAGTTTGAAGTTTTCCATTGCCAATAGTACTGGCCCGTTACTAGTAGTACCAACTCTGAACCGTAATAGGTCGGATTTAAGTGAACTGTGTAATGACTCAGCTACTTGCTGTAAGTTACTTAGTTCAGGCAATCTATTCAGATTCAAGTGAACTGCTTTTCCATCAATGATCTTTCTTACTCCGAATACTTTCCCCTCATGACAAGCGACCTGGTATTGGTCCTTTATTTTTGGACGATTGAAGTAAAGAGATCCCTTTTGCAAAGGAGCAGCATTGATGTGCCGGTGAGTTGTGAAAGTCTTGATTTCTGAAACCGGTGAAAGAACCGTAATTGGGGTGCTCAGTCGATTAGTGCTCAATCTGTTCGATACGTATTTTGGAATGAATGACGACCCAGGAAAGCGATTGAACACCTGATAAGTTGAGAATGCATTGTCTTTTATTTCGATAACGACCTCAGCTGACCTATCTCCGAACAGTTCAGGCATGTCATTAGACTCACCAACCATTCCAATTTTTTTCGAAAAGGTCTCGATAGTCGGTTGAAATGTTGCGAAAGTTTCTATCATCGTATTGTCGTTAATTTTCCAATTTTGAGAAATGACTCGTTTGCTTGTGGAGGAGGCTCGCTAGCATTGATTACTTCTGGCGGCATCGTATTATTTTGCCAATGTTCCATTATTCTCTGTTTGAAACCAGGTCGTTCGGCTTCTGTTAATTCTCCTGCTGCTACCATTTTGTCGAGAGTCACGTCTAATCTAGAACTCTTTTCAGCGTTCGGATCAATTTGACCATCGTACGTTACGATGTCAGAAAAGTAAGCCTTAACCACTGGGCTTTCGCTAGCTAGAGGGTGTTGAGCATCGACGTTCGTATCCTGTTTCAGTACACTTAGAACGCCCTTCGTGTAGTTATTCAAGTTAGATTGTTCCCATTCTTCAGGATTATGTAAAGGAGTTTCAACTGTTCCTTTCTTCCAAGCCATGTTATTCGTATCAATGATTGCTCCAACTTGACTCGATTTTACAGTGCTCAAATCCAAGCAAGGATTCTTAGAATCAGTTTTCTGTTTCAGTTCGTTAGCCGCTCTGTCAGCTTCTTGCTGGGCTTCTATGATCTTCTGGTATGTTGCCGGGTCAGAAGTCTTTAATTGATTCAAATCTTCTTGAGAAATTGCAGTTTCATCCTGTTCCAAGATAGGAACGGTGCTAAGTATTTCTGAAATAGCTTGCGTTGCTTTTTTCATTCCGACTTGTCCAACTGTACTAGCCGCATCTCCTAGCGAATCAGCAGAGGACACGTACTTACCGCAATCAGTTCCTTTAAGTAAGCTCTTTAATAAAAAGATTGGAAGCCTACTTTTCACGAAGCCTATGTGATATAAGCTACCGAATTTTAGGGCTTTCCCAGAAAATGATTTGAATGTATCTGCTCCTTTTATGAGAGCTTCTGGAACTTCCTTGAATAAAGTAAGAGTCTTTGCTATTTCGGGAGAATTTTTGGAAATCAACTTAAAGAAGGCAGGATCAGCCACCATTTTTTCCATTACCTTTCCGAGTTCCTCTGGACTTCCTTTCTTTATGGCATTTGCAAGCATTTTATCCGCGCCCTTCCAAGTTTTACCGGAAGCTAATGTTTGCATTAGTTTCTTGTTCTTGGTGATGCTAAGAAGACCTGTCTTCTTGCTTAGGATGTTTGCTACGAGGTCTTTTGCTGCATCATTGATGATCCAGTTATCTCTTACTGCTTTGTTCGTAACGTTTGGAAATAGCTTATCGAACTTTGCAGCAGAATTGGCCATAACTTCGGTTTGAAAGTCAGCGATATTTCCAGCCTTTTTTAGTATTCCTTGTTCAGCAGATGTTCTAGACATAGCTGCTTGACTTTTGTTTAGAGTACGACCTGCTTGTTTTGCTTTGAGTGCAGCTTGATCAACTGCTGCTTGTCCTACGTCTGTTGCTGCTTTCTGTACGGTCTTTTCTGCGCCTACTGCTGCTTTTCCAGAAAGAAGTTCTTTACTAGCAATGTCTGCTTCTTTTCCTAATGTCGTAAGTTTGGCAACCATGTTATCGAAAGCTGAAACTAATTTGGTAGAATACTTTGTTAAATCGACAGCTCCACCAGTTATTTTCTTAACCGCATTGATCACGGCAGGGACGATGGACTTCATCAGCTTTGCACCGGTTTGCCCGATCCATTTAGCTACAGTAGCAAGCATATTTCCTAGCATCTTTATGACGCTTGGATTCTTTATTTGCGTTTTTGCAACGTTTGCTGCAGCAGTTCCTCCACCTGCTCTAACTAATAGACTTCCAATTTTCGCAAGAGCCTTACCGAAAGTTTTTCCAGCGATTTTTAACGGAGCAGCAAATAGAGCTCCAGTAGGAATTACTGCGACTAAATTTATGAGACCCATTAGGTACTCATTGTTGTAAAAGTAAATACCTGCATTAAGAAGGTTAGCAACGATGTCAGTCGGAATTCCTACCAATGAAGCTGGAATCAATCCTACTATGTCCAAGAAAAATTGAAATACTCCCAATGGATTGAATCTATCTTCGCTATTGGTCATCTTTTTTAAGAACGACCATATTGAGGTTATGAGGTTTTCGTTAATTACTTTCAAGGAAGCTAACGTGGCTTCGTATGTCTTACTCTCGGTCAGAGCTACGGTTGAATAACCTGCTTGAAGAAGTCGATTTTCGTTGACTGTTATGACTTGAATTGAAGGAAAGGCACTAAGCAGATAGACTTGATGGTCATCAACCCTGTCCTGTTCGCTTTCGGACAGTTCTTTTCCTGGAAATGAAAATGTTGGAATGCGATCTAGAGCTTCCCATGGCATTTTTAGGAAAGCTTCTCTGATCGGAGCTAGAATTTGGGTATCGTCCTGATTGAAAAACTCCTTTACTGATAATACGTGATTCATTTACAGATGAGTCATTTGTATTATTTATTAGGAGGACCCCAATTAAAGTGAGCTCGCTATCTGTGATAGGATTTTGAAATAATCGGCTGGGGAACATTCTGCTAAGAACTTGCAGATTTCGAAGAACTCATCAGCTGTTTCGAATGCCATTGCTGGATGATGTGATTTCTTGTAAGAAACAGGGATCACACCTGCGATGATTGATTCATACACTCTTGCTGGAGTGAAGTTCTTTTCAATGTACAGGTCCTTGCTCACGTTGACTGATACCAGGGATGATTGTAGCATTGCCCAAATAGCTTCACGATTGGATCTCGGAACCAATTCAACTCTTGGCATCTTTTCGATCCAATCCTTGAGGTACGGAGTTTCCTTAGCGGCTACCGTCATTTTGAAAGTTGACTGATCGAACATGAAAACGTCGTTCGTACGTTCGATGATCTCATTGATGATTGGATTCTTGTAGTGGCCCTGCTTGTAATTTTCGAAGGAAAGGTTTCCGTAGTAAATGATATTTAGACCCTTTTTTGTTGCTCCTTTTTGGTTGACTTCCATGCACGAGGCAAGGAATTTCTGACCTATTCCAGGAACGTCAATCGATGGAACGATGACAGGTATTTTAAGCTTGAAGATTCTTTCGAGAAATTGTGGGCTCAATGACATGTCTGTATCGACAATGATGATGTCCGCTGGAGCATAGCCATTCGACAGAGCGTACTGAATTATGGTTTCAAATCGGTACGCATCGGTGATTTTCTTTTCGAGTGTTGAGAGATTTCTGAACCTGGCCTTTAAGAAGAGCTTTTGATATACTTTATTGCTGATGTTCTTGAGAACTTCTGAATAAGTCATTCGGTATTTGTCAATGAGGCGATCAGTATGTGTGGTAAAAATCTGACCGTAAATGCCATCTGGGAATTTTGGTCGGCTGTCAGGTACTGATTCGATGTCCAAATAATTGTAGAAATCGAAATTTTCGAATTGATACTTTTCAGCGAGTGCATCCAGTAAACCTACTTGGTAGAATGAATGACCTGGAATATTATTGTTGAAGTAACCGAGCTCACCAAAGTAAGTGTATAAGCATTTAGTCTTGTCAAGTTCAAGCATTTGTATTATGATTTTTCTGATGAAACTTCTTTTCTGGAAACATTCGTCCTGCTAAAAACATGTTTACTAAGCCCTTTTGTAAAAACTTATGCTGAGTTTCATCAGTCACCTGTGCTCTAGTAAGAATGTCATCTGCAATTGAATAGAGTATAGTGAACTCGGCAGCTTCTCCAGTTACCTGTGGTGCCAATTCAAAAATTAAGTGTCGAACTCGTTCAACTATTCCAAGTAAATCATTTTCCATTCTATCAGATATTTTTGAAAGCAGCGAAGTGAGTAATGAAATGCTTGTGATTCGCAGCTCTTGTGTTAACGTACACCCTTTCGAAATTATCGGTCATGATCTGCATGATTTCGGCAAATTTCGATTCGCGATTCTCAAGAAGCCAGCTGTAATGGAAATGGTACTCGACAATGATGAGCTTGATGTTGCTCCAATCGCGTACGGCTTTGATAGTTTCGTATTCCATTCCTTCGATGTCCATCTTCACGCAATTGACCTTCTTTAGAACATCATTTATGTTCTCGGCTGGAACGACCATAATTTCACGGCCTTTGACCGGATGCACACTATGTTTTCCGGAATCGTGGGAAAGGAAGAATTCAACATTTGGAGAATCGTCCACAACGATTGCTTTTTCGACCAATTCGCAACGACCTTCAACTCCATTCATTTCTAAATTCTGCTGTGCGAACTCGATGTTGTTATGGAAAGGTTCGTATGCGTACACCTTACGAATACGTGGAAATTGGGTCAGCATTCTGACTGCGAATATTCCGATGTGAGCACCCGCGTCCAACCAAGTATCTTCCTGATTGAGATCTTCTAGGGTCAATGATGGAAACCCCTGAGCATAATGAGGTATGAAGAGAGGTTTGAAGTACTCTCCACTAGTTGGCTTGATTGAAATATTCTGTGAAATGTTGAACTTGATCTCTTCATCCGATCTTACGAGAAAGCGATAGTCATGATATTTAGTACGTTTTTCGTACACTTGGAGAGTTCCTGCTAGTCTAGCCTCCTCTATTGAGCATAATACGTCCGCCATTACAAATAGGTCTTTAGGACTATTATACTACATTTACTTGTCTGGATCTAAGTCGAACGGTGTTCCCTTGATATTTACCTCGCTTTTGTTCTCTGGGTTGACTCCAGATTCTTGGTACTTGTCATCTTTTGGCTTTTCTACCTCCTTGATGTCTGTTGCTTTGACTGGAATTGCTCGGTTATCACTAGTCATAATCTGATACTCATGGTCCATTGGGTCAACGCCAATGATCGTTCCAGATTTTCCGTCTTTAAGGATTACTTTCTGACCAGCTTTGTATTTCGAAGTCTTTGGATGAACTAAGGTTATGTCCTCAGCTTCATTTAGACTTTTTTTTTGCTTTGGTCAAGTGTGATGTAATGATTCTTGAGATCAACGATGTTCTTTTCGATCGCGCTCTTAAGGTCTCCTAATTGAACTTGGTATTCAGCAGTAAGAGTCTCGTCAGTCAATGCTTCTTCGAGTTGTTTAACTGAACCTTCCAGTTTTTCGAGGTCCTTATTGATTAGAGCTTTTTCTTCGTCGATATGCTTGATCGTCATGTCACGTTCTTCTAGCTGAATTGCATAGAGTTCGCTAACATCATAGTTGAAGTTCTCCATTACGTAACTGTGGAAAGCCAGTCCGTGCATTTTCTTTATGACTCTGGTGTTTCCAAGTTTTTCGAAAACTAACTGCTGATCACCTACTGTGAAAACGATTGCATCTTTATCGAGGCGTTCGTTGATGATACGCTTAGCGAATTCGAGGTTTCCGATAAGTTCGAGGCCGTTGAACACCTTCACTAAGTTAGCTCTGATGTCAACTTGTTCCATCATGAACACTTGAGCAAGGTCGATCTTCGTGAGGTCTTCGATCGTTTTGTTGTTTATCTTGAGCTGTAGGTTGTTTGCTTCGTTGATTGCGAAAGCAATTTCGAGGTTCCTACCACGGCAGAAAATTTCGTTGTTTCTTTCCTGGAAATTCAATCTTGCGAAAGCTTCGCACAGTGCATAGAATTCCGGATACTTCTGAGCTTCTTCTACTGGAACGGAAACGGGATCCTGATCTTCAGTTAACTTAACGAATGCATTGTCAATCAGAACGATTGCAGAAGATTCATCTAACTTGAAGAAAGGAGCGATTACCGGCTTAACTTTTACTTCAGAATTTCCAAGGCCAATGTTGAACTTACCCTGAGTCTTAGCTTCTACCATGCTCAAGGTATTGACTAATCTTTTTACCACAGGCATTTCAACGTGACCACGCATCTTCATTTTGATGGTATCAGATTCAAACTGCTGCGCAAGAAGAGTTTCTTCAAGAATAGCAATAGGTTCCTTGTACATCATTCCGCTGGTCTGACGCATTTCGAAAATAGCGTTCATGATTTCCAGCTTTGCTCTGTTTTCGTTCACGTATTTGGTCAAGTCAGTTAGAACCTGAGCAACTTCTGGCGAATACGAGTACGGGTTGAGTGCTTCATACACCTGGCCAATTGCCCTGAATTCAGGAACGTTATTGAGCAAGTTATCGATTCCGTTCAGAATGTGAGTGAAAGTAGGATCTTTTGCGACGTTAGCTTCTTTGAGCATGGTCATCTTCATCTTAATCCCAGCTTCTTTTGCCATGTTCTGAAGACGTTTGGTTGGTTTTTCAGCTAATTTTCTGAAATTCGCAACAACTTCCTTTAGGTCCTCGTTAACCATAGCAGTAGCGAGATCGTCCAGATTGGTTAGAGCAGTTTCCAATATTTGGTCGGACGGAACTCCAAGGAGAGTGGAATTGTTAATCGATTCGAGTATTACTCGTACGACTGCACTATCCTTAAGTTTAGGATTAGTTTTGAGCTCGGTTGTTAAATCTTGTATTAGGCCGTTCATTCAATTAGCTATCTTTTTTTATTTATTAGCACTGAGTACGCTAACTTTATTTATCCTTTAATCCTGCGCAGTTTGTTGAGAGGCAGGAGGTTTGGTAGCGACTGTCGAATTTATGGTTTTTGCAGTCTGATTCTGAGTATTTTCTTTAACAGCTATGCCATCGATCTTTTTCGTCACGAGTCCTTCGTTTTCTTTCGTTAAATTAGTCACCTTTTCCTTCAATCCGGAAATTGTCTTGTCCTTCTTTGCTGAGATCTCTGCATCCTGCTTGGAAGTAAGAACGCTGTTGTAATTCGCAGATGAAATCCATGTCCCAGTGTAGAACAGAGTTTCAGTTCCGTCAGTTTTTGATACTAGAGTCAGCATGAATAAGTTATCATTAGTCATCTGGAGAATCTGCAGAGCAGTTTCCTTTGGAATTCTGAATGCAACTTCTCCTCGGCTAGGACTCGTTAAGGTAGGGTCTATCAAGGAATCGAACGTGAATTTCGAAGTTTGGCCGAAATTCAGCTTGAAAACGGAACCGTTGTTCAAGTCGATTCGTTTCTGGTTCGTAGAATCTACCGGGTTCGCTTCGTAGGCCGTGAACTTTACGAAATTATCTACTGGGTCGATTGGCAGAATCAATCTACCTTGCCCATAAACGACAGAATCGGTTTCGTTTCCAATCTTGTTCAAAGCATTACCGTGGCTCAACATTATGTCCATCTGCTTGATAGGCACGTATTCCTGAATCACCACCTTCTTGATTACTTTTTCGATTATTGGAACCGGCGGAACTGGAGTAACCGTGACCTGCGTTGATTTTGGAGCGAACAGGTTGGAAATTTCGAAGTTCTTCTGGACGATCTTGTTGTATACTTTCATTGACTGCGGACCTTCCGGGAGGTTGATCTTCGTCAATTTCTTTCCGTACTTATTTGGATTTATGACGCTTAACGAAGCGGTCTTTATGACCTGATCTCCATTGAGAGTATTCATTAGTCTCAATGTGTAATCTATTGACATTGAAACTGCAAATCCTGCTTCTTTTAGGATTGGTCGATAGGTAAGAACTTCATCGAATTTATCGTCCTGGTAAATTATAGCATTGCCAGTTGGGTAAAGAGTTGAACCGATTTGCTCGTAAACTTGTAATTGATGTGAGAATATCCAGTTTTGGTCAGATCCGCTTTCGTTCAATGATGCGATTAGTGAATCAGGAAATGCTCCATTCCATGTAGCAAAGAATTCGATGTAATCTCCATCTGCTGCTTCCGCTATTTGACAACCAAGAGCATCGAACTTATTTACTTGAGCAACTGACCCCTCATAGTAGTTGACGAACTTGTAACGATCGTAGGTAACATTGTTCGGAGCATTGTACTCTTCGTAATTAGCTTCAGCCAAGAAGACAGTTACTGGTGCGTTCTTGATGAATCCAACGCCATTAGTGATAGCGTATTCGAGTGAGGCTGACCCAAATTGATCGAAATCTGCATCCATCCGTGGAATTGCTGGGATTTTTACGTCAATGTATCGATCGTAAATGGTATTCGCAATGAATAACGGATGATTGTTGTAAGTCAATAGGTCGAGGGAAGTTGCGGCATCTAACAGTATCGTAGCTAACTGAATCTGCTTGAGATCGTTCATCTTGTGCTTTGCACCAACGACAACGTTCTCGACTTCCGTAAAATTGAAACCTGAAGCAAAATGGAAACGCAGAGTGTCCATCACCAAGTTTGCGCTTAACGATGGACTTAATTCTGTTTCCGTGATGTTAGGGTCGTAATCCGTGTAAATTGGAACGAGGGTTGTGTCAACGTAAATGACCTTTGACCCACCAAGAGACACGACGCTCAGGTTCCTTGAGTTATGAGTGGTAGCTGAAAACCCATCAGTATTGTAAATTTGAGCAGTATTGACATTTTTGTTGTCCACCAAGTAGAATTCGGTCGACAATACCGTTGGAGACGGATCGCCAAGCGGATTGGCCCGGTACTCAAGGATACAATAGCTAGAAAGGTTTACGAAGCTAGAATTCATTTCATTTGTTGTGTATTTTAATTGTTAGCCACCTAGGTGACAGGTACGCCGCCACGCCGAGGTACGGCAAAAGCTGCGGTTGTTTTTCTAGAGTAGCCCCATATCCCACCACGAATGCCAAACCTAAGTACATTGATGGTTTCTTATTGAGCTCTTCCTCTATTTTTGTTATTCCTCCCAAGCTTACTTTTGCTGGGAATGCAGTTCGAGAAGTTACGCTGGCCATTCCAGTTTTCTTATCTCTACTTACTCCAAGTTCAAGTCCCAATCCTACAGTTGTAGTCAGATCAACCTTACCTGCTGTTATCTTATTGTCTTTTATCGAAGTCACAACACATCCGTTCACCGAGTAATAGTTCAATGAGTCGTATTTTTTCCCAACGTCGATGACTACTGTTGAATCGTTTAGTATGTAACTTCCCTGTCCAGCAATCCTATCCTTAAGGTACTGAATCATTTGATCCTTAAGAACGATTTGAGCAGTTAAGTATGCTATGAGATCCTGATTCTTTGCATCCTTACCGAGCAAGCTCTTGTATTTAGCATTGATGTCAGAGTACTGATTCTTCAGCATGTCGTTTGTTGCAGTCAGAACTGAAATTTCGGACATACTATTACCTGCTTTATCCTTCCAATAACGCATGGTGTCATTTGCCACCTTCAAATTATTCGAAAGAATTGATTCTGTTTGTTTTAGCTTCTGGTTTTCTCTTGCCAGATCATCATTCTTGCTGCACTGCTGCAAGGAAAAGAGTACGAGTATCACGATTATTCCCAACGCGATGAACTTGGAGTACTTATTGAACCATTGTAATGCTTTCATTTCGATGTGTGTTTAGTGGTTTTATACTTGCTTTTGCCCTTCAGGTTCAGAATTCATTGCCTGCATCAATGCATAGAAGTCCGGGCTTTCTCCAGTTTCGCTCTTTATTTTATCTATTAGGGTTCTCTCTTCTTCCCTTACCTTCATGAGTTCCAATTCGATTTGCTGTTTTCTAAGCAATAACAATTTGGTCTGTTCTTCGAGGAGTTTCATGTCCTTGGCGATCTTCGCGTACTTGTCAACGATGATCTTTGCTTCATTTGTGTATTTCATTAGTACGATTTTATCTTGATTCCTTGACTTACTAAAGCATCGTAAATTTCGTGAAGATAGAATTCTGTCAATTCGTTTGAATTTTGTTTAGGCTGTTCAGCTTTTTCCTTTTCCGTTTTCTTTTCTTCTCGTTGTTCAGCTTGGGACAATTTGCGATTGTCTTCGTTGTTTACTGTGCTGGTATGATTATTGACTGTATTCGAATTGTTTGCATTAGTTATTTGGGTTTGACCAATCGTTGATAACGTGCTTTGTACTTTTGCTAAAGTTTCATTGACTGTGGTCATAGCCTTAGTTTCTGGACTGTTTTGCATGATGCCCTTAGCTATTTCCGGAGTCAATTGCTTTTCGGCTGTTTTTACTTTAACGCCAATAGATTCTTGGTCAGATCCTTTGTTGGCAATTACATTGTGATCGCCGGTTGGAGTAGTTTTAACCGTTGCTCCAATTTGAGATCTTTCGGCCTTTCCTTCATCGATTATTTTTGCCAACAGATCCTTTTTGTCTTTGCTAGGATCATGTGGCTCAGAATCAGCCATTGCCTTCTTATCTACGGTCGGCGATTTTGATAGAATGTTAGTGACTGGAGCAGAACTTACTTTATTGATCACTTGTGTTTTGTCTTCTGCTTTTTGTTCTTTCGCCTTTTCTTTTTCTTCAACTGCAGTTCCTGTCTGACCTGGCGTAGTTGGAGTAGCCTTATCCCCAAAATATCCGACCTCTTCTAACATTTGCAATTTGAGCAAGGTTGCTTTAAGTTCGGTGTAATCGTACTTCTGTTCAGGTTTTTCCTTTTCATCAGCTACGATTTTGGTTGCTGAACTAGGAGTAGTTGTAGCATTTTTATTTACAGTAGTTGCTTCTGGTTTCAAAGCTTTACTTTGATCAGTCGGTACTTCCTTTTCTTTTTTAATGACCTTTCCATTTTCGTCAACCTGTTGATAGCTGATTGGTTTGAAATTCGACCCTACTGATTCGATTGCACTTATACTTTTTTCCTTTGGTACTAAGGACTCGTGTATTACTGCTAATGATGATGCTGCTGGCGAACTGTTTCCAACGTTAGCTTTGTCATCCTTTGCTGAGCCGTCTGGGTTCAGACCGTGTTCAGCATAGTACTTAGCTAGGGCCAATTCAACAGTCAGGACTTCTCCAGGAAGAGTCGTTTGCTTGTTAGTTTTATTCTCTTCCTTTGACTGATCTACTGGGACCTTTGGATTATTTTGGACCACAGTTGCTTCCTTAACCGCTTCCTTCTTTTCTTGTTTGCCTGGATCGACTATCGTTGTACTGGGTGTAGTATTTTCAGGTTTGCTAGTTATTACTGGTTCAACTTTATCTGCTTGACTAGTGACCGTGCTTCCCGGAGTCAATTCGGTGTTCTTCTCTTTCGTTAAATCTGTAGTACTGGTCGACTTTTCGATCAGAGTTTCTTTGCCGCCTTTTGATTCTGGAACATTCACGTTAACCGTGACAGTTGGAGGTTCAGTTTTTTCCTTTAGACTTTCCTTTACTTGATTAACATCAGTTTCCTTAGATCCATCGCCAGACGTAACGTACGGTTCCTTATTTGTTAGAGCTGGATCGTTTTTGGTGGCTGCACTTTCTGCTAATTTAGCTGGAGTAGGTTCGACCTTTTTATTTCGATCTCCTGCCTTTTCTAAATCTTCAATAGAGCCGCTTATTGAATCTTCTCCGTTCTTTAATATTTCAGTGATTGCTCGTTCCTTAGCTGCTTCTGGCGAAGTTTCGGCCATTGGCGTTTCGGAATAAAGTTCATTTTCCCAATGTCCCTTATTCAAGTTATGGCCAATTTCGTAAAGGTAGAAATTCTTGGTGGATCCATCATCCAATGATATAACTTCGTACTCGTAGGTGTAAGTAGTTGGATTAGAATCACCTAGCATAGCATTCTCAGCTTCTGCCTGCTTTTGAAAACTTGACTTCTTTGGAGGTTCGCCAGTGGCATCGATCACATCACGTATCGATTTTTCAGCATCATTCATTTCCTTCTTTTGATCATCTGCTGTTTTGGCATAGCTTGCGAATTTCCTAGTTGCATTAAGAATAATTTTGCCAGCAGCATCGAACGTTTCTACGTAAATCGTGTTGCCATCTATCCTACTTTTAACTGTGTATGTTGCCAAGGGCTGAGAATCTTTTTGTTATTTATTAGAAAGAGAAAAGGCCTTAGTCTTTCGACTCGGCCCTATCTAATTCCATCTTTTCATTTACCTGCGTTCCAGATTCCTGGATCAGCAAGTTCAAGTAGTAAATGTATTCGTAATACGGTAATGCATACAGACTGTCGAAAGATTGATTAAGCTTCACTGCTAGAATCCGGTTAATCTCAAATAAGTTCGTCAAGTCCGCCTGAAATAAAGAAAAGATCTTTGATCGTGAAGCCGAACTTTGAAAAAAGAGGAGTTGACACTGGTTTTCCACACTTTGGACACGATGTTCCAACCATGGATAACCTAGCGTCCTCCAGCATCTTTACGAATTTCGTAACGAATGTGAACTTATTGATGTGCCATGAGTAATTCTCAGTGGCCAAATCCTGGTATTTTTGCTGCGTGAAGTTCTGCCAGTCCTGAATGAGGTACGGGGCAATCGGAATGAAAGCTTTATCGATCTTCCTGCCGTCTGCTCTAGCTTGAGTTATCCTAGCTCTGAGCTTTTCTACTGCTCCAATAGTTGGCATGTAAATGTAGAAAGTTTCGTTTAGCTTCTGGGATTCGATCTCGAAGCATTTGTACTGTGGAGAGTAGTACTTCATCACGTCATCCGGAAAATCGATGAAACTGAGCATCGGGCTCTTCACCTGAAGTTCGTCGGTCCATTTTTCCTGATCAACGCATGGACCTGGACAAGTGAATCTCACGAAGATTGCATTCTGGTCGTCAGGGAAAGTAATTTCCTGAATAAGGAAAATGAGAGCAAGACGATCGAGTTCGGAAACATCTCGCCAAGTAAGCCAAGCACGTCCTCCCTTAATTTTTATCCTGCAACATTTTTCGATAATGAAGTTCAGGGTATCGTCGACGTCCAATCTGTCGTCCTCGTCCATGGTGGACCATTGCCTGATTTCACTAACTCCTGCTGAGCGTATGGTGATTTCTGTTCCGTCTGGGTAGAATAGTCCCCTAGACGGAAGGTTTTCTAACGGAACGTTTTTCCAATGGGAGTCGTTAGATCCTCCAATTGTGGATTCTGTCATTGGCGTTATTGCTCTGCCTAGATTGGGCGGAACTTGATTTACGACAGGTTGCGGAGTTTCTTGGTTCTTTCCGAACTTCCTGTCCTGTTCTTCCAAAAAATCACGGCCAGCAGATTCCAGGTTATCACCCTTTTCTTGCATGGGACTAAATTATTTTACTAATTTATTTATTAGATTTTATATCAGGAACTCCAGGAAGGTTTTTGCTCGGTGATTCCTGGACTCGGTGAGTCGGTTCAGGGTCTGAGGATAGACCTCGATAAGCTTTCTGGTTTTAGGATCCCTAATGAAAGCTCTAATGGTTTGAGTTGGGCGGTCGATTTTAAGGGAATCGAAGATCCCGAAAACTACTGTTGGCTGACTTTTTTCGTTAGTAAATACTGAGTTCACCTTTACGCCACTAATCCGTGACCCCTTCTTAAACATTTGGCTAAGCTTATTGATCTCATCAGCGAATGAATCTACGTTCACAGGAGCCACCCTAGAGAGATCTGCGAGTGGCAGGATCTTAATAGCGATGCCATTACTGTAAGGAGACCGTGAAGCAGCAAAATTGAAATTTGATCTTCCGTAAAATGGAAGACCTTGCATGGCCTGCTGCCTCTGTCCAAATGTCATGATTGGTATCATTAGACCATAGTAGGTAAGTTTGTCGTTCCTAGAAGAACGATAGTTCCATCAACTGCTGCCGTTAACTTAGCAACTTGACAGTAGAAAGTGCCGCCTGCTGGGATCTTGATCGTTACTCCGGTTCCACTAGTTCCCTGAACAACGGTCCATACTGTAACGTCCTGTGCTGAGGCTGCGCAATTATGAACCCCAAACCAAGTTGGTGACATGGTTCCAATTGAACCAGGAATACCATCATTAAGGATAGCTCCACTAGGATTCGTGTCAGTAAACACCGGCGTATAGATTGTGGCATTATTTGCGTGTTTCTGTACGTATTTTGCAATTACATTCATTGGTTACAATATTTTTAGCAAGCGCAATCGCTAACGCTGGCATTGCTCTTAGTATAAACGATCAATCCATTTACTGTAGCACAACCTTTAGTATTGTTCGTTATCTCTATTCTATTTATCAGTTTGACGGCTGACATACTTGTCGGATTCGAAAAGTGAGCGAAAAATGATTCTAACGGCATAGTATTGACCTGTTCGACATAATTTCCAGAACCATCATCTTTCATGCAAGTTATAGTCAATGTGCAATTGTTATCTTCTATCAGAGTTTCATCGCCTTCTGAATCAGTTGAAGAATAAGTTACATATAGTAGGATTCCCCTGGCATAATTCTTGGTGTTCGTCAAAAGGTAGTAAGCCGGTAAACTGGAAGCTCCGCCTGCTCCGATCGGTTCGATGTATTCCGTTCCATTTCCCAATGGATAATTAACTGGAGTGTTTGCTGGCTGATAGGTTGGTACAATCGTGTCCAATGAGTTATCGAACAATTGAAGGGTATCACCGGAGCATATTTCAAAATTTATCTGATTCTGTGTATCGACCGGGTAAATGAAATTCTGTAGGGCGCACCATGATGCGTCAGTCTGTGCCTGATTGAAGACCATGAAGCACTTATCGACCAGCCTAAGTGTCTTTTTTCCACTTGTTTGAGAAGCGCAAAGATTTGCAAAAGCAGCGCTGGTTCTCTTTTTTAATGGGTCGTCATTGTATTGAATGTATGCCATGTCAGTCAACTATTTTTACGGATCGTGAGGCCGTTTTAACACTGGGAAGTGTTCTCCCCTAGCAACTATTTCGTCAACGGTTTTAGTATGGCGAGTAGTTTCATCTATGTTATTTAATTGCGGAGTGACGGCAAGTTGTTCCGTAGTCGCAGGTATTACTTCCGGTTCGGTGGTAGTTGTGACAGATTCTTCAATCGGTTGACTTGGTTCTGGTATTTTCTCTGCGATTGTAGTTGTTGCGGTTTCAAGTTGAGGTAATTCTTCCGGCTCCGAAGGTGGAAGACTAACTGGCTTCTCTTCAGTTATTTCAGCCGGTTCATTTTTGGTTTCGTCCGGTTTGATGTAATCGACTAGGGCTTTGATGAAGCCTAATGCTACCATTGGTAGGATTGCTCCACTGATTAGACCGAGGATTCGTTTCTGATAAATTATATCCTCGTCCACCAGACCAAACAGTTCTATCCATTGCTGGTAATCCTTTGCGTGAGAGTATGCGAAGTAAGTATTTCCCATTGCCTGCATTGCCGTTAGAACAATGAACAGGGCCCAAACTATAGTCTTATTCATCTTGCGCAATGCAACGATAGAAGCCAATGAAGCCGCAGCTCCAACTTCGTAAGCCACAGCAAGGCCAATTGCCAACCACATCGGGTTAGTTAACGCGAAAAAATCAACGACGTGAACCGTTGATATGAGGGAAGTAATTACGTAGAGCAACGTGAATGCACTTATTACGAAATAGTGCACCGTTTTCTTTTTCATCTATTATTTGCTTCCAATTTTTTTAAGCTCCTCGTCAATAGCAGTTTGACGATTAACATCTAGCATTTTTCGATCGGTTGCCTGAATCATACGTTTTTCTGCTTTTAGACCTTCGATCGTGAGAGCTTTAGTCAATTCATCACGAGTTGCGATAGACTCTAACCTGGCATTCGTTATCTTATCCTGCTTCTCCAGTTTGTCCAACTTACGAGAAGTGGAACAGTTCTGGACGAATAGAATGGCGAAGACGAAGCCAAAAGCTACTAGGATCTTGATGATGTGTTGTTCAATGAATTTCATCGATGTTCGTCTTTTAGTTATTTATTTCGAAGTCATTGTGTTGCTAATCCAATCGGCTATGCTCTGATAGTTAAATCCCAATTGAATCAGGAAATAAAGAGCGAACCCAGCAACGGCTCCCCAAGTCATAACGTATAGGACGTCCCATATTGTAGCGATCGGGCGATACTTTATCTGAATCAAGTACGCATAGTAATCAGCGTTCTTTATTCTTTCGGTCTGAGCTTCAATGATTTCTCCCAATCCTGCCTTTTCGAACAAAGGTTTCTTTTTGGATAGAGATTCGTACACTCGACTCTTTTCTAAGTCGAGAACTTCATCACCCATCATTAGCGTTTCAGGTTCCAGATTGAGAACGTAATACGCTCGGTATCGTTTGTCCAGGCGCATTCCGTTCGTCTTTAAGGAACCATCGACGAGCAGGATCTTCAACTGTTTCTGGTAGAATTTCCTGTTCGCAAAATTACGAAGCACCTTGGTCAAGGTTTCGTAAAAAGTTCGTGGTTTTAATGCCTCAAGTAATGTCATACTCAAAAATATTCGTTAATTTGTTCCCTCATGTGCGGGTTGTTTTCTAACACACGGTCTCTTAACATTTTACGAGCCTTACGGATCTTGGTTTTAACCGTGTTGAGATTCATGTCGTACTTGACTGCAATATCATTTCCCTTCATCTGGTTTATTTCTTTATCTATAAGGATGTCCTTTTCGATGCATTCTGGTAAAGCGAACATTTCAGCATGGGTCATTGCGAATAAAGAGTTGAGGTACTCCTCACGTTCCAAGTTAGAACTTGAATTGTCTTCGATTACCGGAGGATGAGTTAAACTGTCAAGCTTTACTGTGATTTGCCTGGTAATCTTGTGCTTGTGAAGTAGGGCTTCATTCCTGGCGATTGTGTAAATCCAAGTAGTGAAGCGGTAATCGTCATTGTAGGATTCGAGGCCTTTGAAAATTTTGAATAGTGTGTTGTGAAGGGCCTCTTCTGTTTCGATGCTTGCCTCTGGTTGATCCTTAAAAAACTTCCAAATGAAAAATTTGAGCTTCGGGTACATTATTGATGCTAACCGATTTCTGTCTTTCTCCGTGTAATTTTTTCCGTTGATTTTTTCAGCGAGTGCTTGCATTTCGTCGTTAAGTTGCTTGTTGATTTCATCGTACGCGTTCATATTAAGTTGGTTATTTTTACTTTAAGAATTGATGGTTCGGATTTTTGTCTTTCCATTCTTCGTATCTCTTTATTATCTGGATCAGAATGTCTTTTCTCATAACGTCTTCTTCTCCAAACTTATGCACTGCTAAGCCGGCAAGTCCTTTCATCAGCTTAATAAAGTCAGGAAGCGCTACCTGTTCTCTGGCGATGTCAGATTGACTGACGTCTCCACAGACCACGGCCTTCGATTCCTTACCCAATCTTGTGATGAATAGCATAAGCTGTTTGAAGTTAGCATTTTGCGCTTCATCAAGGACCATCAAGCAGTCGTCGAACGTTGACCCACGCATGTAGGCCAATGGACGGTACTCAATTACTCCCATCTGCTCGAGCCAGCTCACAAGATGAGGGTTTTTCAGCAATTTTACTAAATTGGACCGATAACTTTCCATGAAAGGATCAATTTTCTCCTTTATGTCACCTGGGAGGAATCCCAGCTTCTCGCCCGATTCTTGGATGGGCTTGGAGAGAATTATCTTATTGATCTTTCCTGCAGTGTAAAGTTTGAGGGCAGCCAGGCAAGCAGTAAATGTTTTACTGGTTCCAGCTGGCCCGTAACAAAATGTAATGTCATTCTCTGCGATTAAGTTTAAGTACTTAGTTTGCGAATGATTTAATGTGATGTGTTGTAGGTCGTTCTCTGTGATTTCAAGACCAATGATTCTTTTTGGTTTACGTGGTTCTCTGGGTTGTTTAGCCATTCGATTTCTTTTTTTTCTTACTCTCATTCAGTTTGTCCTGAACGCTCTTGCATTTCTGACACATTTCGTAATCCTCAATGCTTTCAAAAAATGTGCGAGCCTTTTCAAGGACAGTTTCCCATTCGTCTTTTTTTGCTATTACATCGATTTCCTCCTCCATTATTTTTATCTTCTTCAAGTAGATCTGCTTCTTGCTTCCGACGATCGATTCTTCTATCGCTTCGATCAACTGTGAAAATATTTGCTTCTTATTGATTAGGTAATTCTTGGCATCATCGATTGGTTTCATTCATTTGTCGATATTTTTCAACAGACTCAACGTACTGTTTCAATTCTTCAGAATTACTTCCATAGAATCTTTCCGATATTTCACGGTAGTTCTTTATGTAATCTTCTCCCATTGCTGGATTAACACCAGCGCTTCTTGCTATTCCAAGGCCAGAACCATTAAGCTCATTAAGGATGCCGTAATCGTAATTAGTTCCCTTGTTGAAGTACAAGTCCTTCAAGTACTTTTCATGCACTTCTGCCATGTACTCGGCTGGCATCCTATCGAGTTCAGCATTAGCTATTTCCCAGAAATTAGGAGATTCAAAGAACACTGCAGTATTCACGCAAGTCATAGCAAGGTCATCATTGCCGCTTTGACCACGATACGTACCGTTTCTGGTCCTACCGAAAGACCCAAGCTCGTGAATAGTCTTAAACTCGTTCGGTAAGATCTTATTGACTGCGGTTAGGTACTTAAACCTTTCGCAGAACTTGATCTTATTGTTCACGTTCAGTTTCAATCCAGGCTTCCAAGCTTGAGCAGCTTCGGTATGCTTAGAAAATATTAACATACCACTCCAGTAGTTTTCGTTCTGCATTATTTTGTCCATGATGTACTCACCCTTGTGGTTCAATTCGACGAGAAGTCGAACTTTTTCCGGATTGAACACCTTGTAAATCAAATGTGACAGAGCATTGCAATACTGGTTGATGTCCTTAGTGTTCGTTCTGAATGCTGCTACTTGAACTAGGGCAAAAATATCAGTCTCGTTCTTGATGAATTCTTTTACGAGTTCTAACATTTTAACTGGCAAAGCAACGAACTTGAAAACGTTGATGATGGAATAGTTTTGATTCAAACCGTCTGCTGTGTCCACAGAGAACACGTACATGTGAGGGTCTAACTTGATCTCTTCCATCGTTAATTTTGCAAAGTTTGGATGAGCTGAGAACCCTTCCAATAATGAAAGAACATCGGGCTCTTCTGCCCATGATGGAGTAACGTACGGCAACCTCAACTTGAATATCTTCTTGAGAGTCTTTGATGACAACAAGAGAACGTCGGACGAGAAGAACTGCAACCCGTATTCCTGGTTGAAGTCTTCCTCAGAACCTAAGTCGGAGATAGTACGTCTCTTCCATTCTTCATCCCTTCCTGGGACCTGCCACCAATCGACACGTAATGCCGTGTACTGGTTCTTTCCGTTCAATGCATCCATGTAAATGTCATAGAACTTATTCATACCGTTAGGAGTCGAGGTGATGATGATCTTAGATTTCGACGTGGAAGCTGAAATAGTAGGATAAATAGCACGATAGAAGAAGTTCAAGTAAGATGGGTTGATATGGGCGAACTCGTCGATGTACAGAAGGTGAACCGTAAAACCGATACCAGTATTTTTCGTGGTGGTACGACCGATCAGTCTGCATCCATTATCGAACCTCATCGACATGACATTGTTCGAAACGCAACCAGGCTTTAAGAAGAAAGGCAAATGTTCGAGCACGGACTTGATCTTGTCCATGACTTCCTTGGTGGTGGTAGCGATGTTAGCTACGGTGAGGACATTCTTTTCAGTTTGGAATATCAGGAACCATGCAATGAAGATTGCAGCAGTGACGGACTTACCGATCTGACGAGAAGCGTTCAGAATGTTCATTCGATTCTTCTTGAATGCAGATAGGATTTCCTCTTGATAATCTCTTAATGTGATCTGTTGGACACCATCATCCGTCATTACCTGCGCGTAAGTATTCGCGAAGTACAGAACGTCATTCTTGCATTTTCGTATTTCCTCAACCTCTTCCGGGGTGTACTCGAATATGAGGTTGGGTTTCTTCCATACTGGGTCATTGTCCTTGAAAGGAGAACTTTTTATCGTCTTGATGTCAATGACCCCGTCTTCGACGTCTTGCAATAACCTAGCGACTCGTTCCGAGGTCCATATTGCTAAGTTCTCCTGGTCGAGGTTTGATAGTTTTATTCTGGAAGATCCGCCAGTTTCGGTTAGAAAATCTTTCATACGAGTGAGTTAACATCGTCCGATATATCATCGACCTTATCCTCGATGATGTCTTGAGAAATACCGAACTTCTGAATGAGTTCAGCCTTTTTCCCCGGATTAGTTCGAGAATCATCGACTTCTGGGTTGTCGACTTCCTCCGCTGTTATCTCTTTCATGATATTTTTAGTCCCAGCAGTTATGTAGAATTGCTTCTCATTTCCTAAGAGAGGGGTGACTGAAGTATTGCCGGTTCCTTTCTGGTTAACGTCTTGATTGATTTTCTTGTAAGTGTCTTCAAGAAAAAGCATGTAATTCGCTTGGGTCTTCACGACAGTTGTCAACTTATCCTGCAACTGACCGAAAACTTCGAAAAGGCGAGGATGCGTGTTTCCTTGATTTATTTCCTCGGCTATCTTTTCAATCGCCATGCGCAGGGTCTTTAATTGGAAGAATATGTTCGAGATGCTGGTGTTGTCCAATATCTGTTTCTGTTTTAAGTACTCGACGTTATCGATGACTCCTAGATCGACGTAAAACTTTAGCATTGAACCAGTTATGTCTTTTGCTTGTTTTTCGAACTTCCTATTCATTTCGTCGAAATCTATCGGAGGAGCGGCCGCGATTTCACCCATCTGTTCGTCGACGATGTCTTCCTCAGCGCTAGGTCCACCAGAATATCCCCTTAACAGATCCTCAAGTTCTCCGCGAATCTGCTGCTTCTTTTCCTTATTGAAAACTTGTTGACCTGCCATTAGTTTATTCTATTTTCGTTCTTGTCCAACGCAGGGTTGGCGAAGATTTTTACTTGCTTTATCGCTTCGATATGTTCGTAAATGAATTGTTCCATGTAAGCAAGGAACTGATCCATCATCGAATTCGCACCGAACATCTGATTGGACAAGGTTTTCTTCAGAACATTATCCTTGTATCTGAACCCTAAATGTAGTCGCTTGTCCTTTCGATTGTACACTGTCCAGTAAATGGAGTTTCTTATCATAATAGGGTCAATTTTTTACGTGAAGCTTTCTGTGCTTTTATTTCGATATTAACTGCACCAAGCGAACTTTCTGAAATTCCTTCTCGGTAAACGTTTCCGTAACGATCCTTCCAACCACCACGAATGACTGGGAATTCGTCGATCTTCATTATGATGTCGTTGAACTCGTCGAGACCGATGTAAAGGTTAGGATCTCTTGCTGGATCAGCAATGAATATATTTTCGTTAAGTTCGGAAACTATTGATATGCTAACGGAGTCAACCCCATTAACCGATTCAATGACAGAAATAAGGTCACTCTTTGGAACTCTATCGTTTCTTGAAAGCTTGATGAAGTAATTTCCAATGGCGTCAGTTATGTCAGTTTTTATGATTTCGTTTTCGACATCGTCGAATGCGATTATGCTGACGTTCAGAACGTATTTTATCAGGATCGGATCGAGCAAAGTTATGTCCGTTGATACTAATTTCGTTCCGGACCGTTCCACATACTTCAAAAGTTCGTTCTTTTGGAACTGAGTCAACGAGAAGTTCGATAATGGCAGCTTAAAGTAATCTGAGCTTTGTAGGAATAACTGAGTAACGTCTGGAATTAAGAATACGTTGATCATTCGTGTATCGGTTTCGCTCAAGAACACTCTCACAGTTGAAAACATTTGCATCTTGTGGAAAAGAACCTCGTAATTGTCAACATTCACTAGGGCGAAATTCTTAGAAGCCTTTGGCCCTATTAACCTGGTGAGTTCGATTTCTTCTGGGTCAACTCCAAAGCTAGGCGGACTGATCGTAACGATGTCGAAGTACTCGTTCAAGTTTATTTCGTCTCCCAACGGGGAGAATGCAGTTTCCGCAAATGTGAATTGAACTTGCTTAGCATCGTCAATTCTGATGTTTCCGCCAGCTCCTTCGGACACTAAGTACTCGACTATGATCTCGCTTCCAGCATCTGGAATTTTTCCCATTGAACCATTTCCAAAATAGAGGTCCAAACCATTAGTGATTCCGGTCTTCGTTATGAAGCCTTTAGCGTTCCTAGGAATGTCCAACATCGATTCGTACTTAGTCCACTGTTCGCCATTCACGTAAACGTTCACTCTGAACTGGTCAATGTAAAAGTTATTAGGATAACCTAAACTGAAACTATCGATCGGTTTTCCCTTTGCTGTTACTGTCTGGCTTTCGATGTCTCCCTGGCGAAGGCTGAACACTGCTAATGTTTCTGGCCCAGTTAAATTCAAGCGTACTTCATCTTGTGGTAATTCCATCACGTAGGTTAACCCGTTGTTAGTACACGTGAGCCTGAACATGTTGTTTAAGATTACCTTATTTGTAGGAGCGAGTACTCCAGGTTTCCTCATGATCCGTATCTGAGCGGTTGCTCCGATTGCTCGGCTAGGGTTATGTCCAGCCAATGAAACTAGACTATAGATAGACGATGGCCTTGAAGCCTCGTAAACGTTCAATTCGGTGATTGCATCTTCGAGGTAGTAGAATATGAGCTGACTTAGGTTCTCAAAAACTATCAGAAGCTGGCCGAACGGAGAAGCTGCGGTGAATATTGCTCTGCCTTGCTTATAGGTATCTTGTAGGAAAGTAATCGTCTCACCAAGAATATCACCGATCCTTATTTTAAGGCTGGTGAAGAGCCTGAGCGATGTATTTTGACTTGTGGTGCTGGCCATTTCTGGAGTATTTCTTTTTTATTATTTATCTGCTGCGTAAATGGCCGAGAGAAATTTGCATCTACTTGAAGCCTAAGGATAGATAATGTAGTATAATATATACAAGGGCGTGAGAACTAATTTCGAAAGCCAAACCATGGGGGTGAACGGCATTGACGTGAGCGATCGGGTTAAACTTGCATGCCGAGAATGATACCATCTCGCTAACTGTATCAAAACTGTAAGTGGCAACACTACAATCTGGGATCTCATCAATGGCACCGCTGTTGCTGAGAGCGTTGACGAGCTAGCACTAGTTGCGTAAACCGTTGGCCACACTTGCCAACGACCATAGAAGAAAGGTGTACGTGCGGGAAAAATCGGCAATAGTACCGCTTTCGAAATCGTGGAGCCGAAATCATCCACAACAGGTTCGCTGACTGGCCCCTAAGTCAGTTCAAAAAAGAAGGGAAAAAGTTTTGTTGGCTTCGTAAAACCAACTAAGCATGTGAACGAACGTTTAGTCAGGCACTAAACGGACATGGGTTCGAGTCCCATCACCTCCACTCCGGCACAAAATGTACCTCAGCGATAGATAAATAACTCTAAAACTGAGGTACATTTTTTATGCCTAGAAGAGAACGCAAATTTCATTACATTTATAAGATCGATTGTAAAGTAACGGGCCGATACTATATTGGAATGCATGCAACTGATAATATGGAAGATGGATATTTCGGTAGCGGCAAACGTATTAAGTATTCTGTTAAAAAACACGGAAAAGAAAATCACATAAAGGAAATACTTGAATTTTGCGAGAATCGCGAAGCTCTACAAAATAGAGAACGTGAAATCGTAAATGAAACCGTTTTGCTTGATCCGCTATGCATGAATCTTCAAATAGGCGGTGAAGGAGGATTTTGTTCTAAAGAGCATCAATTAAAATGTTCAGCCGCAGGCGGGAGAACCACTAATCCCGAGAAATCGAGGAAAGCTAGCGAGAAGATGAAGGAATCGAATCGTAAGATGATGGAATTAGGAACTCACCACACTCCGAATTGGACAGGCAAGCACCATAGACCGGAAATTCGAGAGCTGATAGGTGAAAATAGTTCAATAAAACAGAAAGGATCTGGCAACTCTCAGTTCGGAACCAAATGGATGACTCACCCTGAACACGGAACGATCAAAGTAAAAGCAGAAGAGAGACCTCAATTCTTAATATTGGGTTACCGTGATGGTAGAAAAATAATGGATAAATAAAGGTATGAAAACCTTAAACACTGACGACATTTTTCTCAGGAACTTATCGATCTCCTTCCTAGAGCTCCTGAACTCAACGATGAACATTAGCATCTCTCGCAACGATACTAAAGAAATTCATCCAGTTCCATTCATGTACAATTACGGAACCGACGAGGGTTTCCTAAAGGACTTCTACATTGGACTTCCGGATAACTGCAACATTCCTGTATCAGAGGGAACGTATGACATGATTCCTAGGGGTATAATCACATTATCCTCTTTCCAAGTAAAGAATTCCGACATCACTAATCGGTTCGTTAGGGGTCAGTACACAGAAGTAGAAAAAGGATCTCAAGAAGAGAACGTTCTGACTGGGTATTCAGCTCAATTGTACTCTCTTCCGTTAGCAGTCAGGTTTGACATAAAGGTCATTACTGGAAGTATCAATCAGGCTTTCAAAACTGCAGAAAATATCCTTGACTTGGTGTATTCAAATCGAGTCATGTACTTCCAATACAAGGGAATACGGGTTCCGGCACAATTCCATTTTCCTGAGCAAGAAACTATTGATAAGAAATACGTGTTCACCTATGCAGACAACAATAAATTGCACGTGAATGCTGCAGTAGAGGTGGAAACGTACTTTCTGAGCTTCGAACAATCGTCGAAACGCCATAGCAGAAATGTCATGGAAAGAATTCTCGTCAGAGAATTCGATGCGGATGATCATCTTCTTAATAAAGTTTGGGTTGACGAGAACACTGCTCCAGTTCCACCAGAAGAGTAATTAGCTGAACTCCGGTTCCAGATCGAAATTGTAATACTGGAAAGTAACTGCGAATGATTTGAACTCACTCTTCACAGCAGCATAAGACAACTGAAAATCAGTAAGTCCCTTTATCATTGGCCTATTGAATATTAGAGAAGTAAAGGCATAGCCTTCATTGTTCAGAATGGTTAGCCTGATTGGCCCAAAGAATGGATGGTTGACGCTTGCTACTGGAGGAACACTCAATGCCTGTCCCAAAGAATTCTGAGTATTATGTGGATTGACGTTGGCGAAATCCAAATAGTTCAACATATTGTCCAAGAAAATAAAGTAGTTCATCCAACCATCCGTCAGCTTAAACGATATTTTCAGTTCTCTTGTGAACTGGTCTGCAATTGGCACAGCACTTTGACTTTCCTGTCTCTTTCCCAATACCCTAACCTGCTGAGGAAGTTGACTTTGAAATCCTGGAAAGTTCACAGTCTGTATGGTAGATGCCATGAAATCAGACAATGATCTGTATGGAGTCATCAAATTCCGATAGTACTTCTCATACTTCTTATCGATTTCTGGATTGAAAAAATCTTGTGGTAGGTTTATGAGGAACCCATTCTGTCTGGCGTTTAGTATCATAGATTATTATTTATCCATTGTCCAACGCGAGCTTGAGTTGGTCGATCACCATCTTAGGAGTTATTGACCTAGTACATTCGAATGCTCGTTCGGTTCCCTTGTGATCAGGACACCACATCCAATCGTCAGTCGACAGTCTGTGACGATTGAAACATCCCGTGCATTTTCCTTCAGGAGTTATCACCCTGTACGTTTTATCTTGCGTTTCGGTGTACGGATACGAGAAACCCGAAATGATTACAGTAGGAACGTTAAGAGCCCATGATAACCAACTAAGGCCGCTTCCAATTCCTACGAAAGCTTGAGATGCTGAAAGTTCCTTCATCACCCCTTCAATTGGACCATCTGGGTGCTTGCGTATTCCAGCTGGATGGTAGTTTCCCATGAATCCATCCTCTTCTTTTGATAACAGAACCACTTCGTATCCGTTGCTCTTGCACCAGTCAACTACATCCTGCCAACCCTTTGCTTTGTTCCAATACTTAGCTTGACAAGTTGCATGAATTGCAATAGCTATCTGCTTCTTTTTCTTTATTTTCGGGATCTTGATCTTCGGCTTTATTTCTTGGTATTCCAATCCGAGAATGTCGAATTGCGATTTCTGCATTGGCATCGGCCTGGGATTGGTAGGGTTCTTTCCGTAATCGATCGTGTCATCCTTTGCCTCCTTGTAGAACCAGCCTAACATGTACATCGCTGTAAGATCTTGAACTGGAATTCCTGGAGTGACGAATTCTATTTCTGGATAGTTATCCTTGAACCAATCATTGTGGAACGTTGAGCATATCATCTTGCAATTGTGCTTCTTTCTGAATTCTTCAATCGGAGGAAACCAGCCAAGAGTATCGCCCAACGATTGGGATTCCAAAGAAACGTAAACTCTCTGGCCGTTCAAGTTTATGTCTCGATCCAAAAAGACCTCGCCAGTACTAGCATCGGTGAGCTTAACTTTCCAATCGACATAGTACTTTTTCGCTGCTGTAACCCACATGTTGTTCTTGATTACTTCCTCATGCTCTATCTTTCCTGTAGCATTGTCTATGAATTGAACTCTGAACGTACCAGGATCGCCCCCCGTGATCTCCAGGTGAGGACCACCGACGAAATGATAAGATATTTTAAGAATGTTCGGATCATTCCGGATCACATTAGTAATGAGATCCTTCCTACTTTCTAAATGATCTGCTGCTAGCTTTGCTACTCTGTCCCAATTGTAAAGTTCGTGAATTTCTTTAGCTTCGACCAGAGCACGTTCCTTATGTTCTGCGTACTTCTCGTAAGCATTGCGCATCACTTTTCCGAGATCTTCGAAATCTGGTTCGTAGTAATTTCCTACCGTTTCATTGAAATGATTGTATGAGCTGGCATTTGCTGGCTTTTCTCCAAGGATTTTCACAGGTAAACCACGGCCCTCAGCAAATTCAAGTTGAGCACAGCAATCCGAATAGATCGAAGGCGTTCCACATGCCATTGCTTCTATGAGAGGAAGGTTCCAACCTTCGGATCTCGAACACGATACAAAAACGTTCATCGATTTCATTAGAGCCACGTAATCTTCTCTTGGTGGAAGGTGCAGGATCTTTATCCTATCGTCGAGAAGGCCGTAATGTTTCAACCGATCCTCAGTACTTTTCATCTTATCTCCAGAGAATGGATTGTCAATGGACACGATCAGGTCAACAGGTTCTTTCTTGTCGAACGTTTTTAGGAAAGTTTCGATGATTTCCTCGGTGGACTTACGATAGTCCCATCTTCCGAATAGGCCGAACGTGAACCTCTTAGCATTGCTCGTCAGAACATGATAAGATTTGTCTGGATAGAACGTTGTCGTATCTACTCCCTCAGGAATCACGAATATCTTATCCTCTGGGTATCCCTGCTTTACTGAGCATTCTTTCTGCCATTTTGAAGGGACCCATAGTTCGTTAAATTCGAGAAGCTTCTTGAAAAATTCTTCTGGTTGAAGAGTCGATTCCCATACATTGAACGCAATCTTGTATCCTGAGTAAGGGCGATAGAAATAATGATGGTTCGTTTCGTTCAGAACCAAATTTATTCCGCACTTTCCTGGGTTTGGGTAGTTCTGGTATATCGGAAAATCTACGAGCTCTCGCTTATCGTCCCATAATGACTGTTCCGTCATTAGAGTCTTAAGCTGATCGTCTATGTACGGCTCATAATTATGAGGTTCTTCTGAATATCCTGTCCAAGTCTTGCCTATCGTGAAGTTACGTATTTCCAGAGGAACGTATTGTGAAAGAGCCCGGAAGAAAGATTGAGCGTGATTGTTATATCCTGTAGTGCCTATCAGTGAAGTAGACACGCGCATCTTGATGTCAAACATTAAGCGAATGCGATTTTAGGATTTTATACTTGACAAGGTCACATGGTTCTAACTCTCTTGCCTACAGCTAACGGTTACTAGTTTAAGAGTATCGTTGCGTATAACCTGAAACTGCAGTCCATTAAAATTATCGTCGGCTGTTATCTGAAATCCAGTTTGAGTAATAGTACCGCTGGTATTTGCCGGAATTGTGCTTATTAAGTCTGACGGAACGCCATTTGCCCATACGTAAATTGAACCATCATTTGAACAGTTAGTAGCATCGTATTCTACTATTATGTTATACGTATGACTTAATGCGTCAGTTACAGCAAAGTCATTGGATAATATGTAGCCATCGTCTCCCGTCGGGTTGATCCACTGGGTTGATCCTTTTATAGCGTAATTAGAAATTCCGCCGTCATCAATCCAATAATCAGCAAGCCCGTCAAGATTACTATCAGTCCATAACGATTCGCCGCTTCCTCCAGCATTTCTAACCATGTCAGATGCGGGAACGTAACTTGTAACTTCTGGGTCGAAGAACAACATCATTGGGATGTTGTCCGGCCAATCTACTTGTAAGTAAACTGCTCCATCTGCTCCATCTGCTCCAGTGCCACCGATACTAGTACCAGCGAACACTCGCGATGCACCGCCTCCGCCGCCGCCATAGGTAGTTCCATTATTACCTGCACTGTTACCTATTACTCCAGTTCCACCAGCTCCTCCGCCAACTGTCCCGCCAACTCCAGCCTTTCCTCCTGCCGCGTTTCCGCCTACTTGTGAATCTCCTGCTCCGCCGCCGCCTCCACCAGAAGTCGTCGTTCCGCTAGATGCTCCAGTTCCTCCAGCATAACCGGTTCCAGTAATAACGCTTCCTCCATTTCCGCCGGTAGTAGTTTGCCCAGCTAGACCCAATCCTCCACCCGCTTCGACCACTACGGTATAACTCTTTTCTCCGACTCTCTGAAAAGCAACGGAACTATTTCCTCCGTCAACGTTAGTATCATTTCCTCCTGCTCCGACAATTATTCTAAGTGTAGCATTCCCAAGATTGCTGTACCTTGCGGTTGGCGTAGCGAATGCTCCTCCTCCTGCTCCACCGCCTCTACCAGAAGTCATAGTTGCTCCATGACCGCCTGCTGCCCAACAGTCCGCTTGTGATATTGTGGCACCATACGGAAGTATGAGCGTTGAAGTTCCAGGAGATGTGAATCGTCCAGATGTTGATCCCATTGTGCTGAATTAGAATATTTTACGTTCCTGATACGGTTACTGTTATCATAGTCGGAGTACCTGACGTGCTTGCAACGTTCATCACTAACCAGTTTTCACTAGCGATAGATGTGCCGTTTACTGTTCTAGTAGTACCTGCGGTACCCGACGTTGTTGACTGTACTGCCGTTCCAGCATAAGTTCCAGGAGTAGTTCCGTAGAGAACTGTGAATATTACGTTAGTGTCAGCTGATGTGAACGTATCACATCTAACTGGTGTGAAAGCTACTTTCAACTTAGGTCCTAAAATTACACCAGGCGCAGGATTTGCAACTACCCAGGTGAAAGTTCTTTCAGGAGCTGCTCCAGATGTTCCAGATGTACCTGCTGCTCCAGACGTTCCACTCGAACCTGATGTACCAGAAGATCCAGAAGATCCGGAACTTACTGAGGTCGTACTTAATGCTCCAGTTGCACTAGCTGTTACTAATCTAACGCCATCGCCAGATAGAGTCGAAAGTGTAGCATTTCCAGCATAAAGTATATCGTTTGTTGTATCGTAATACAGAGTAGTATCAGTCGTGAAATTAGGGTTACCATCAACGCCAGAGGTTCCAGAAGAACCGCTTGTTCCTGATGTACCAGACGGCCATGAGGTTCCAGAAGAACCGCTAGATCCAGAAGTTCCTGATGACCCCGACGTTCCAGAATTTCCACTTGAGCCTGAGGTACCGGAAGAACCTGATGTTCCAGAATTTCCTGAGGATCCACTTGTTCCAGAAGAACCGCTTGTGCCTGAAGAACCAGAAGTTCCCGAGTTTCCAGAAGAACCCGATGTTCCAGATTTACCAGACGATCCACTAGATCCTGAAGTTCCAGAGCTTCCACTTGTTCCAGAAGAACCTGACGTTCCAGATTTACCAGACGATCCACTTGAGCCTGAGGTACCAGAGCTTCCACTTGTTCCTGAACTTCCAGAAGTTCCTGAGTTACCAGATGATCCTGACGTTCCGCTTGACCCGGATTTACCAGAGGATCCGCTTGAACCTGAGGTTCCGCTTGAGCCGGAGGATCCACTTGAGCCTGAAGATCCACTTGTTCCGCTTGAGCCTGAAGTTCCAGAAGAGCCTGAAGTTCCTGAATTACCAGAAGAACCTGAGGTTCCGCTTGAGCCAGAGGATCCAGATGAGCCAGATGTGCCTGAGTTACCTGAAGAACCTGAAGTACCGCTAGAACCGGATGTTCCGGAAGATCCAGAGGTACCGCTAGAACCTGATGTTCCAGAGTTTCCAGATGAACCGCTAGAACCTGATGTTCCAGAGTTTCCAGATGAACCGCTTGTGCCTGAGGAACCTGACGTTCCTGAAGAACCCGATTTTCCGGAAGATCCGCTTGAACCCGAAGATCCCGAAGATCCTGAGGTACCGGAAGAACCTGAAGTTCCTGAGCTTCCACTTGTTCCTGAAGAACCGGAAGTTCCGCTAGAACCGCTTGTTCCAGAACTACCAGAAGAACCTGATGTTCCTGAACTACCACTTGTTCCAGAAGAACCAGATGTGCCGGAAGAACCGGAAGTTCCTGAATTTCCAGACGAACCTGATGTTCCTGAGCTACCGCTTGTTCCTGAAGAACCAGATGTACCACTTGACCCAGATTTGCCAGAAGATCCACTTGATCCAGAAGATCCAGAAGATCCTGAGGTA